TATTCACTAATTATTTTTCTTCCACTATTTCTAACTTTGATTTTTTCACTATTTTCTTTGTTCCTATTACTTTTTTACTCACTTTCTTTGTTTCTCCCAATTGTGCTTGTGCTCGTTCTACTTGATATTCACGATATTCATTTTCCAAATTCTCCAATTCAGACAACCACATTTGATGTATTGTTGTTCCTTTCACCCTATCCAACTCTTGTTCTTTTAATTGATGCTCTTTTAATAATTTCTCTACATTTTCCTCCGACACAGAATCCATCGGCATCTTTACCAAATATTTATATTCCACATCATCATCTATTACATCATAATCTTTATCCTGTAACATATCAATAATTTCTTGCTTCTTTTTCTTTCTCAAATCAATCGTATCATCTAATAGTTCTTTAATATATCTTGCTTTATTAGACAATATCAATATCTCTCTTTCTAACTCATCTATCATATATTCCTTTCTCGTATCGTAATAATCCAAACGTATATCATAATAATCATTTATAATATCTTCCACTTTATCATATTTCTGCAATTTATCTTCATCGTCAAACAAATTCATATTTGTGGTAGAGCCTGTTGAATACAATTTTAATAACTTTTCTAAACCATTGCATCCATGGTCTCCCTTTGCATTTTCTAATGCATCTATTTGTCCATTACTAAATGTTATAGTAAAGTCTACTGTAGTATCTGTATAATTTTCTAATACGCTTTTTACAATTGGTGTTATTTTCTTTCCTTCTTTATCTTTATCATTCTGTAAATCACACAACAATTCCTTAAAATCTTCCGTCCAATACTCCACTGGCAATTCCGTCACTTTTATTGTATTTGCATCTATTTTTTCATATTTTCCTTTGAACAAGAATTTCGTCTCACTTATTCTTGTTATTTCTCCAGTAAATCCTTCATAATACGGAACAAAATCTATCTCTGTATTTGTAATATCTTGCAATTTATTTTTTAAGTATGTTATGATATCTCGGGGATTATAACACATTATATCTGTGCTAAAACCTGTCCCAATACCCTTTGAACCATTTATTAAAATCATTGGAATAATTGGAACATAAAATTGAGGCTCTACTGGGGTTCCATCATCATCTAAATATTTCAATATTTTATCGTCCAGTTCCGGAAATATACAACGAGTAATTCGCTCTAAACGAGTAAATATGTATCTTGGGCTAGATGCATCTTGACCACCTTTTACACGAGACCCAAACTGTCCCGATGGATACAACAAATTAATATTATTTGAACCTATAAAATTCTGCGCCATACCAACAATTGCTTTATTCAAACTTTCTTCACCATGATGATATAATGAATTCTCAGATACATATCCAGTAAATTGCGCTACTTTTATTTCCGTTGTTAAATGTTTCTTGAACGCACAAAACAGTATCTTTCTTAAACTTATTTTAAGACCATCCATTAAATTAGGAATACTACGGTCACAATCATATTTAGAGAAATGTATTAATTCCTTATCTATAAATTCTTCATAAGGTATCATTTGTTTTCTTGTGTCTACAAAACTCTTTCTATTATATACTGTTTCGAGCCACGATTTTCTATCATCTGCTCGTTTTTTATTAAATACCATATCAATCGCATTATCACTAGTAACTCCAGTATATTCAAAACCAACAAATTTCTTTTCCTGAAAATATTCACGAAATTCTATTTTTGTTGAAGTTCCTAGACCCTTATAATATTTAATAGACCACCCTTTTGTTTCATTATTGTTTCGCCATTCTTCATATTCACCTTCATTATAGAACTTCAATTCTTGATTCGCTTTTTTCGCTTTCAATATAGGCGTATTCATAAATCCAATAAATCCTGGAATACGTGTCAAACTTGACCACTCATTTTGAAACAAATTTATACATAATCCCTTAATATGAGACCCATCTAAATCCTGATCTGTCAAGAACACTACTTTACTGTATCTAAGATTTTTATGCACATCTTCTATTGTCTCATATTCCTTTCCGGTTTCCAAACCAAGAATTTTCTTTATTTCAGCAATTTCTTTATTTTCTGATACTTTTTTAACTGCTTCACCTCTAACATTCATTACTTTACCTTTCAATGGATACACACCTATTGTATTTCGGTCTTCCGATGATAATCCAGAAATAACACCAGTTTTTGCTGAATCTCCTTCACAAAATATTATCATACAATGTTTCGATTTATCCGTGCCAGCCCAATTAGCATCATCTAATTTAGGAATACCACGCACTGATTTACTCTTTGTTCCGTCTGTTTTTTTCGCTGCCTTATTCTCCTTTACTTCTGTAATAGCACATGCCGCGTCCATTACACCCATTTTTGCGATTTTTTCTATAAATTTATCACTAACATCACATCTTGAACCAAACTTTGCCATTGGAGTATTCATAAAATCTTTTGTTTGACTGTCAAATGCTGGGTTTTCCACATCACATCTCAAAAATAATATCAACTGTTCTTTTATTGAATTTGGATTTACTTTCACTTTCTTTTTCTTTTCAATGTATTCCGACAATTTTCTTGTTATTTGATTTAATATATATTCTACATGTTTTCCACCTTTTGAAGTATATATTCCATTTACAAAAGACACTTGTATAAATTCATTTGTTGGTGTCAATGCTACTGCATATTCCCAACGCTCATTCGGTTGTTCATATACTCTTGGAGACACTGTTTTATCTCCAATATATAAATTAATATATTGTTCAAAATTCTTAGTCGGAATTATCACTGAATTATATTTCACTTTAATATTTTTATCCGTCACAGCCGATATATCATATACACGCTTTTTCAACAAAGCAATCATATCAACGGTTAATCCATTCAGACCTAAACGAGCATAATCTGGCTTGAAAGTTATTTTTGTATAAGGCTTACATTTACTTGCCTTTACTATTTTAGGCTCACATATAACATCCAAATTATCACGAAACTCTTGTGTATATTTTAATCCACGAATATGATCTATTGTTTCTATTTGTCCATATGTAGACCAAATTAATACTAGTTTAAATCCAAACCCATTTTTACCACCTACTATCTTTTTTTCGTCTTTATTATAATTCGTTGATGTTCTTAAATGACCAAAAATCAACTCCGGAACCCAAATATTATATTCCGGATGTTTAATTACATCAATACCATTTCCATCGTTTACCATAATAATCGTTCCATCTTCTTGAATAGAAACGTCAATATAAGTAACTGGCAATGAATTTTCTACATTTGCACTTACCTTTGTCTGCATTCTTACTACATGATCACGGCAATTCACTATGCCTTCATCAAATAATTTAAATAATCCAGGAACATAATTAATTGTTTTTTCCACAATTTTATTATCCGTTTCATTCATAATCCACATATTTGTATCTACAGTCTCAACTGATCCTATATATGTATCTGGATTATCTAATATATGCTGTTTATCCGTTTTTTGCTGAACATCAAAGAATAATGTTTCGTCGTTATTATTAGAACTCATTTTATAGGTATACACATATATAATGAAGCATTTTTAATTCAATTTTATTTATAATATAGTTTATTAGTAGTATATCAAAATGCGTAACTGAATAAAAAAAAGGGTTCCCTTTATTTAATTTACATTACATATTTATATTATATATTTATTTAACAATTATATATTTTACACATATATTTCTCCATATGTTTTTTCTACATAACAATTCAAATGGTCTGGGACAATTATGATTTTATCTGTTTTACTCCAATGACTCAAAGTATTTTCTCCAAAAGGTATTAGTAACTCATTTAGTTTTCTATTATATTCTGGAGTCTTTATTCCATCAACCCTAATAAATGATCCACAATTAATATTAAGAATAAGTTTTTGACTCATTTTAAATTAAGTAATCAATAAGTAAACATTAAGTTATTAAATATATTTCAATTTTTTAAAAAAACGAAAATGTCGTAATTGAGGTGTGTAAAACACAAAATTCCGCAGATTACGAAATTGTGTCTAAATTTATAGACAAATTTAGCAACTAAAAATTACTCAAATGCTCATAAAACGCACTATCAATAAATATTGCCAAAAGCATAGGAAATTGCCAACTACTAAAAAATCCAATATATGTTAGTTTCTTTAGGACAATGGTCTCAAAAAATATATATCCTGTGCCAACTGTTGCTATAAATAGTGATACTAATATAATCTTCTCTAAAATTTTATTAAATTGCATATATATATATTAAGAAAGTATTGTATAATATATATTAAATGAATAATCAATTTATTCAAGGACATAAGGCAAGATTTAGGTATTTATTAAATCGTGTTTATTTGGCAGAATATACCGGAAATGAAGTTGCGTGTCAATGTATCGAGCCAATAACTAACAAACAATTTCATACATCTAGTGATATTTTACAAACTGAAAATCAGCGCGTTTCAAGAATACTTACTGGAACTTTAGGAGGTAGAACCACGTTTGGAGACAATTATAAACCTGTTGTTGTTAATTATCTCGGCGATTGGGAAGGACGCCCTGGAGGTTCTTCATTACCATTAAGAAATAAATTTTAAAATTTATTTTTCTTTTACTATTATATAAATGAAAACACTAACTGTTGGTTCTCGTCGTCAAGTTTGGAATGGTACAGCAAAAAGAACAAGTGGAGGTTTAACTAAAGCAGATCTTATCATGTCTCATGGTCGTATTGTATCAAGATCTAAACACTTTAGTGCTAAAAAGGAAATGCGACTTTTAAAATATGGTTATGGAACCCAAAAGGGTAAATTTGGTTACGTCAAAATTGGAACTGGATCTAAGAAAAGTAAAAGCAAAGGCAAAGGCAAAGGAAAAAGTAGAAAAATGCGTGGAGGAATGAGTCCATTGTATCCATCTGGAATTGAAGGAGGAAATACTATTGAAGGACAAATTGTAGGTCAAGAATATATGGCCGGAGCACCTGTTGATGGTTCTTATATGCTCACTGGTGGACAAGGTAGAAGTAGTAGTAGAGGTAATAGCAGAAGCAAAGAGATGAGAAGAGGACGCAGTATGAGACGAGGATATGGAATGGCTGGAGGAGAAGGAGATGATGAAATGGGTATGGGTATGGGTAACGAAATGAAAATGGGTGGCGCAGTTATGCCTTTTTAATATTATATTGATTCTAATATATCAATATTATATGAAAACTAGAAAACGTATTAATTTACGATATTTACCAAAAAAGTTGACACAACAAGACAGAAAAAATCAATCCAATATGTTACGAAAATCACGCAAGTTATATAAACAAGGTATATATTACACTAGAAAACCTGTGCCATCTTTTCAATCTAAAACATCATCTCATATTTTGAAAGCCAGAAAAATGTATAACGTCGATAAAATAGGCGCCACTAATGAACTTTCCAAAAAATCCGGTTGTTCCAAATCCGCTTTAGCAAAAATTATTAATAAAGGTGCAGGAGCGTATTATTCCTCTGGATCAAGACCTAATCAAACAGCCCAATCTTGGGGAGTCGCGCGTTTAGCAAGCGCATTAACGTCAGGCAAAGCAGGAGCGGTTGATTACAATATTTTACACGACGGTTGCAAACCTGGTTCTAAGGGATACAATGCGGCAGAAATTGCTCGCAAAAAACACGGATATGGTAAGAGACGAGTGCCTAAAGTAGTAATCTAAATATATAGTAATCTAAATATATAGTAATATAATATAAAAACTATTTGATATATTATGATATTGTTATGAATCCAAATCAAATTGTAACTCGTCCAAATTATTTCTATTATAAAACACTTGCTTTTTTTAATTACGTAGCAGGAATTCTAATGTTTTATATTGCTTTAAATTTAGCTTTATTTTTGGTTCACAAAATGACTCTTATAGATGACTCTTATAAATGACTCTTATAAAACAATATAAAAACTATTTTTTATTATTATTAATGATAAGACATTTTTCATCTATTACAAAAATAAATAAACCATGTATTAAATGCGTAAATTATATAAAACATAAATATAAAAATCCATACGATGAATTATATGATTCGCAAGAAACATTGGGAACTTGTGCTATTTTTGGAAACGAAAATTTAGTCACAGGAGAAGTTGAATACGAATGCGCACTAACATGTAGAACAGATAGTTCCAAATGTGGTAAAAATGGTAAATATTTTAGTCTAAAAAAATAATTATTTTTTTTGTATATTTTTTTGTATAAGTAAATAGTAAAATGGAGTCATCATTGAAACTCGTAAAGCCAATGAATTCATTATTGTTGCAACAACAAGTCATCCAAATTATTACACATGTCAAGAAAGAATTTAACGGAATTGATTTTGCTACATTAAAATATGACGAACAGTTTATTCTTCACGTGTGTGAAATAGTTGAAAATATTTTCACAGACAAAAGAATTAAAAAGAGAAAGAAAGAATTAGTTATGAAAATTATATGCGGAATCATTCCTGAACTTACTGATGAAGATAAGCGAGAAATTGGAGAAAAAATAGAATTTTTGCATTCGAACAATGTTATTAAAAAAGTTGCGGGTCATACTCAAATGTGGAATAAGATAAAGAGTGTTTTCTCAAAGAAATAATTTAACCAATTAATGATATAATTAATGATATAATTAATGATATAATTAATGATATAATTATATTATCAAATAATATTTTACACATAAGCATTTAAAGATTTGCGTTTAAAAGTAAATATAATGTCTCATTTTGCAAATAATATATCAACAGAAAATAATGTGTTAACTATTAAAACAGTCCAAATTACTCCATTTCGAACATTAATGACAGCATTAAAGGATATTCTTTTAGAAACCAATATTTCGTTTCAACCTGACGGAATCCGTATTATTAATATGGACAAATCGCATACTATTTTAGTTCATTTGTATTTAGCCGCTTCTAATTTTGAATTCTATGAATGTAAAAAAGAAAAAATCATCATTGGAGTAAATATGTTTCATTTGTTTAAATTAATTAATTCCATTGACAACGATGATACACTAACAATATATATCTCCAATAATGACTATTTTGAAGGTATTGTATCCCATTTAGCGCTTAAATTTGAAAATGGAGATATTAAACAATGCAAGACTCAAAAACTTAAATTAATTGAACCCGAACAAGACGAATTAGAAGTCCCTGATGTGAAATTTTCTTCTATTATTAATTTGCCTTCGCAAGATTTCCAAAAAATCATTCGCGATTTGTCTTGCATTTCTGATAAATTAGAAATCAAATCCGTCGGTAATGAACTTATATTCAAATGTCAAGGACAGTTTGCGTCTGCCGAAATACATCGAGCAGAAGCAGATGGATCCATGGAATTTATTCTAAAACAAGATTCGTCTAAAGTCATCCAAGGCGAATTTTCTTTGAAAAATTTAGGATATTTTATTAAATGCACCAATTTATGCCAAAATATTGAAGTTTATCTTGAGAACGATTTGCCTCTAGTTGTGAAGTATGATGTTGCTAGTTTGGGCAGCATAAAATTGTGCCTCGTACCTCTCCCTTCGACATAAGTTTGTAAAGCCTACTAATAAATTTGAAATAATTATTTCTTAGAGTTTACAAATTTGTGACGGCAAATGCAGCGCTCACAGAAATAATAATTTACAGCATAATTCGCCACATTTATAAAATAAATATTATCTATTAAATATTATATATATTATATAATGGCTTTTACAAGATTTCACGATGATGAAGCAAGAATTACAAAACAACTTCAGCAACAAACAGATACACAACGATGGTATTTGGATGTCCCTGGCACTGGAGATAAACCTCATTTTGCACTTGACCCATATATCATTCCGCAAAAATGGGGAGGCAATTTATGGACTCATGCAACCGATATTCAAAGTTCTCTTTTAGGAATAGATAGACAAATCAATAGAGATTGTATAGACAACTCTAAATATAAAAAACAAACAGTGTATTCATCACCTATAGAATATCCAGTTTGTGATACATTTTTAACAACAGAGCAATCTAGGGCTGTTATGCCGGCTTGGACGGCTAGAGATTTACCTCAAAACCATGCATATATTTTACCAAATAATCCTCAAGAACATACTGAATTGCCTTTTAATAATTACATGAGCACAAGAATTTTAGAAAAAGATCATTTTAAGAGAGAGTTTCCAGTTATACCAACTAACAACCAAAATTATACTCTTCCAACAGATGTATATAATAACCAATATAAGGCACAAAATATGACTGGAACCAATTTATGTAAAAACAATTGTCAAAAATTATAAAATAATTATTTCTATTTGTTTGAAAATTCTTTTTATAAAATGTTTTGTATTGTATATATAATATGGAATTAGCCATACCTTTAGTTGCATTAGGGGGAATGTATATTATTTCAAATCAAAATAAAAATAATGAAGAGCCATTCAATAATATGGGTATTAGAAGTAACCTACAAGAAAAAACACCTGAATCTAGATTTAGTAATTATTTACCAAATACCGAAATTGCGCCTAAAAATTATCCTATCATGAATAATAAAGAACTCATTGATAATGTTCAACAATATCCAAATCCAAATGCTGCAACAGATAAATATTTTAATCAAAACTTATATGAACAAAAAGAACGATCCGGATTACATATTGACGATAATATACAGCAAATATATTCATTAACTGGAAACTACATGAATTCAAACATGTTTACTCATAATAATATGGTTCCTTTCACTGGGAAAAAACCTGAAGGACAAGTTTATAACGTGAATAACGCAGAAAACATTTTAGATAATTACTCTGGAAAGGGATCTCAAGTTATTAAAAAGATAGAGCAGGCTCCGCTTTTCAAACCTCAAGATAATGTTCAATGGACTTATGGTATGCCTGATATGAGTGATTTTTATCAATCTCGACAAGTAAATGTTAATAAAAACAATATGGTGAAACCATTTGAAAGCATACATGTAGGACCCGGTTTAGATAAAGGTTATACAGCAGAAGGTAGCGATGGGTTCAATTCCGGAATGGAAGTTCGAGACAAATGGTTACCTAAAACAGTTGATGAATTGCGAATTGCCACTAATCCTAAACAAGAATATGATTTAAATGGATTACAAGGACCTGCACAAACATATATTAAAAATGTAGGAATAGAAGGAAAAGTAGAAAAATATCGACCTGATACATTTTTTATTAATACTCAAGATCGCTGGCTTACTACAACTGGTGCAGAAAAAGCAGGACAATTAGTTCCTGATTTCATTTCAAAACCTATAAACCGAAATGAAAATGCAACATATCAAACAGGCACACCTAATTCAGCACTTAAAACCGCCAGTTATGTTCCTACAACACATGAAAACACAAAAAGAATACAATTGGAAGGATATAATGTCGGACATTCTTTTGCTACTGGAACATCTCCATTGCATCAACAAAATGCGGATTTAAGATTAAATAGTGTCACCAATTATGAAAATAATCGTTCCATTAATTCTCAACCACAAATATTTGGAGCCGGGTTTTCAAGTGCAATTGGAGCAGTAATTGCTCCTATTATGGACATATTGAAACCATCAAGAAAAGAAGAATATTCAAATAATATTCGTGTTTACGGAAATATTGGAGGCGAAGTTCCAGGAAATTACGTATTAACTCAAGGGGATGTTCCTAGTTCTACCATTAAGGAAAGCACTATTTACCAACCTAATGGTTTTATTAATAATCAAAAAGATAATGCTGGATATTTGAACAATGAATATCAACCTGTATCCAATCAAAGAGATACTATAAATGCTAGTCGTCTTATGGGAATATCAAGTAAATCAGCCAATCGTGTTTATGATGCAGACTATAGACAAACTAACAACGATTTAAAAGAAAAAAGTCTTGCTGGTCGCATTAATCCAGGCAATGCCAAACAATTTAATTCTCAAACAAATGTTTCTATTGCAAAATTAGATTCAGACAGAGAAAATAACAGATTATGGACGCCACAATTAGTAATACCAGGAGGACCATCGGTTCAAACATATGGACGTCAAAATGTCACCGAAAATAAAGCGACACATTCCGATTTGAATCGAATTGCACCTGATATACTAAATGCTCTAAAGGACAATCCATATGCATTTTCAGTAAACAGTTATGCTTAACAATTTTATATAATAAATACGTTATATTATTATATAAAAAGACTACCATATAAAATATAAACTAACATATGTTATTGGATATTCATAAAAATGTAAAAGATAAATTAAAATACTTTCATTCGGTGCATAAAATTCCCAATATTATTTTTAATGGTCCTAGTGGTTCAGGTAAGAGCACTATTGTTAATGATTTTATCTCACTAATTTATGATGGAAATGAATCCAAAATCAAGGATTTTGTAATGTATGTAAATTGTTCTCATGGAAAAGGTATTCGCTTTATTCGAGACGAACTTAAGTTCTTTGCCAAAACACATATATATTCTAATGGCGGAGATATTTTTAAAAGTATTGTCTTATTTAATGGAGATAAACTAACAATTGATGCCCAATCTGCTTTGAGAAGATGTATTGAATTGTTCAGTCATAATACACGTTTTTTCATAATCGTAGAAGACAAATATAAGTTATTGAAGCCAATTTTATCACGATTTTGCGAAATATATATTCCTGAACCAGAACATAAAGGATTACCTATTAATTTATATACGTACAATAATCAAGAAAAATTTAAATTGGAAGATATAAAAAATACTCGTAATGATTGGTTGAAAAAAGAAATGAAAAAAATAAAGCCAACTATGACACAAAGTGACGTTCAAACATTTGTAACTAATTTATATGAAAAAGCATATAATGCATTAGATTTAATTAAAATGATTGAAAATGATTATTTTCAATTGGAACAAGAGAAAAAATATGAATTGTTAGTTGCATTTGATAAAATCAGGAAAGAATTGAAAAATGAAAAGTTGTTGTTACTATTTATTATTAATTTTACTTTTTTGGATAAGACTACCAGTTTAGAAAATATGACATTTATTTAGCCATGCAAATAAATTATTTTCTTTTATTATATTATAATGAACGTGTCTGTTATGCCTCCTAATAATGGTCTTCCAGTTTCTAAAAATGGTCTTCCAGTTTCTAAAAATGGTCTTCCAGTTTCTAAAAATGGTCTTCCAGTTTCTAAAAATGGTCTTCCAGTTTCTAAAAATGGTCTTCCAGCGGCTAATACCCTTTCAAACCGGAGTTGTCCCCAATTATTGGGAATGTATCGAAATACATTTAACGAGGATGTTTATAGACAAGGACAACAAAATCAGTGTCCAGGATTTAGAGGTGGAAAAAAATCAAGAAGAATCAGAAGAAGAAGAAGCAGAACCAGAAGAAACAGAAGAAACAGAAGAACCAGAAAATAAAATAATATTATAAGAGGACCTGAAAAACAATTATTAATCGATAAACGTTTTACAAACCTTGCATTAAGAGCGTTAAACCTGTAAGAAAACTATTTAAAGATTAAAACAAATAATAATATTAATGAATAACATTACAAAATCCAATATAAAGTTTGCAATTATGGGTGGTTGGGCTATGTTAGGATTCAAACGCGGTTTTGATTCGTATTTTTATTGTTATCGCAAAATTAATTTATCTCCAGACAGTATTCCTTTGTATTCATATGGAATTTTTTGGGGTATTAAAGGCATTGTTACTTACGTATGTCCTCCATTGATATTTTTTAGTATGCATAGAGAATTGTATAGATTGGAAGTGAACATAAGAGGACTCGAACATGAGAAAAATACAAAATACTATAATAGTGCTTTCGAATTTTTATGATTATTTCTCAATAACAACTTTTTTAGCCACATTATTTATAATTTTGTTAATATTTCGTTCTCCTTCTTCTTTTGTTAGTCCATTCATGGAATTACTAACAATTTTCAAATACAAATCATTTTTCATTGAATCGGCCTTGGTGCAATCGGGATAAACATCTCTCCATTTGTTGATTTGTTTAATATTTTCATTGGCGATTGTTTTAATTGCTTTTGTTAGTATAGGTTTTTCTTCTGTTTCTTTAGTCCACTCATCATTGTCTTTAATATATAATACTTCTCTTTTCAGGTCACTGCAGTGCAATGGTCTCAAAGGTTGTTCTAATTTATTCAAGTTTTTTAAGATTATATTGGATATTCCATCAATATAACCTTGTCTTCCAGTAGTTTCTAAATCATCTAGTTCAAGTTTGATGTTATTAACAAAATCAGTGATATTCATAGCATTTTTGCAAGTTTCATTTAGAAAGAATTGAAGGTTGAATGTTTTATTGTTATTGTTGTTATTATTATTGTGAAAGTTATTAATGTGACTAATTTGTTGGTTATTATTGCTTTTAATTATATCGACTAGTTCAGTATTTTGAACCATTAATTGTGAATTATGTTTAATCAACATAATGATTAATTCTTTGTCAGGCATTTTATTTATGTCTTCTGTGCTAATTTGTTGACATTTCTTTTTATGTCTCCATAACGTGGTTCTATCATTAAATACTTTTCCACATCCACAAGGGAGATTTTTAGCGACTTTTTGTTGCATTTCTGTTGCATTTGTTGCATTCTCGCTATTTTTGTGTTTTCTCGTCTGCAAATGTTTTTTAAAATCACAACTTTTACATGTAAAATAGTCACATAGTTCGCAGTAGAAATTTTGGGCGACTTTTGGCGACTTTTTTGTTGCATTTTGTTTCATATTTTGCAACAAGAAAAATCTCTAAATGTTTTATTTCAAAAATACTATAAAAAAATATGGTCTCAATATTTTCTTTCCAAAAATGATTTTTAGAGCATTTCAGTCACAACTCGTGTTTTATCATCGTTTTTTCAATAGATCCGAAGGGTTTTTGATTTTTGGACATTTTAAAAATGTCCATTTTTGAAAACCGGCGCGGAACTATGGTGAATTTTGTGCGTACTCAAGTCTTACTGAAAAATTAAAGTTAAATATTCTATCCTTTTATTGAAAGCGAAAATGAAGCGACGTGTTTCAAAATCGAATTAAAAATTATTTTCAGTAAGGAACTAAAAATATTAGTTTAAATAATAAAAATATTTCATTGGGTATTTACATTATGGATGATTTTAATGTTAGTTCATTGCATGAATCAAAGAACGAATGGGGATCTAGGTTATTAATTATATTAACTCCATTAATAATTGAAGGTTTTAAATCAATATTTGATGAATCATATAAATTATGTAAGAATAATGATGAATTGGAAAAGTATTTAATGACATTTCAAAATCTAATAACTCGAATTCCAAAATGGAACAATGTGATAATTGAAACGGAACGAAAAAGAATTGTAGAGAAAAGTTGTTGTACATATTTAGAAGAATTAGTAACTTGTATACACATTATTCAATTAAAATTATTGTCAGCAATGAGAGTAGGTCAGAAACAAAAGAAAATAGATATTAATATACCCAAATTGGATGATTTTATACATAAATGTTATATTAATGTAGCAAGAAAAATATATAAAAATGTCTATTTGTTTGAATTAAATTGTCCTCCATTGCAAATACAAAAGCATAATAGAGAATTAGAAATTATAGTTCAAGAATCGATATTAAATGCTGTAAGAGACAGTATTCCAGTAGAAAATATATTAAGAGCATATATGGATGAAACTGTAGAAGAAGAAGTGATAGAAGAAATAAAGGAACATGTGATTGAAGCGCCAATAAAGGAAATTCATGAAGAAATAAAAGAAACAGTAAAAATGCCAGAAAGAGATGTAAAAGAACAATCGCAATCGCAATCGCAATCGCAATCGACGTTAAAATTTAATGATGTAGATTTAGTGTTAAATAATAATGGAAAAGAAGAATTAATAAATGCTCCAAAAACAATTGAGCGTTTGGAAGAAATAAGTACATTAAGAAGTATGCAACGAAAACAGGATGAAGATGAAGATAATGAAATATTAAACATCTCAAATGAAAATGTATCTTTAGACAATTTAGAGATAGAAATGTTGACTTCTCCAGATATAAAATTGGACGATAATTTTTTATTGAATGATGTAGAAATTTTGGCGTAATGCGTTATTTGAATATAAGAAATGTAAAAATATATTGTAATATGGACAATATATTTTTGGTTGCCGGAATAATATCAGTAATTTATTTTATTGGTAAATTTTTAGAGATGCGATATGTAGATCAAGAGCCTAAGCCACTGAAATTGCTAGTGCGTGATTCTTTGTTAGTTTATGTGAGTGTAGTGGTTGGAAATTTTATTGTAGATCAATTGAAACCGGTAATAGAGGAAGTGGATATTAAAACAGTATCGCCACCGGTATTCACAGATAATCCATCATTTTAAAATGATATATATTTTCGTTCTTTAAGTTGTTTTGCAAAATATATATTTTCGTTCTTTAAGTTGTTTTCAAATATATATTTTCATTCTTTAAGTTGTTTTGCAAAATATATATTTTCGTTCTTTAAGTTGTTTTGCAAAATATATATTTTCGTTCTTTAAGTTGTTTTGCAAAATATATATTTCCGGTATTTATCGACCACTCCAAACTTTTACAACATTGTGAATAATTCGTTTTTTTTGTAAATCGTTTATATAATCATCATATGTGTAGTTAAATGATCTTGGTTGATTTGAAATGTCTCCAAACATTGATCTTATTCTAATTAGACTAGGAAACTCCTCATGAAAAAGCAACCCTAAAATGCGTTCTAACGAACACCTATCTGTTCTGTTATGCACCACATTTACTAAATTAGATATATTATATTTTTTTTGCAATAATTCTAAAAAACTTAATTGTATATAACATTGACCACCAAAACATATGTTAAATTTATTTACATTAGAAGTAATTAAAAAATTATCTATTATATCATTGGTTTGAATTATTTTTTTTTTCAAAACTCTATTATTACTTAATGCAGATGAAATTCTTATTAAATTATTTACATTTTCATTATCATAAGTATGATGCCATAATGGTAATACAGGCAATTTTAATCTCTCAAATGGTATTTTTTGATGTATGAATAAACTATCATGTATTATAACTGCACTCGGAAACCATTTATACTTTAAATAATAAATATATGGCAACAATTCACCGCGTTTTGGATACTCTGATTGAATTACAGTTAAATTAGAATAATTATATTGACTTTCCACTAATTCTTGATTGCTATTATCGTCTATAATTACAATTTGCGAATTCGGATAAAATGTTCTAATTAATTTTACAGATTGATTCCAATAATTATTTGTTTTTTTAGAATTTACATGTCTTGTTATAATAAAACCTAACTTTGATTCCATTATATATTATATATAAAAAATATAATATATATATTATAACATATAACATGCAAAAATTACATCACATAAGATTATTTTCACATGCGTTCAGAACGGCATTACTGTTTATATCTGGTTTCTTGATTTATGAGATTCTTCTTAATTTAGAGAAATTATGGAACAAAAAAAATCCTAATAATAAATTAAAACATTTTTACACAAGAAAAATATACAAATTCATATTAATTTTTGTTATCGATTTGGCTATCTTATATGGATTAGCCATTTTTTTCAGAATCTACAATTAAGACACATATGAAGGTAAGTTGTCTATATTTATTACACTTTCATTTTTAGGCACATTTTTACTTAAAATAGAGTATTTGCTAAATTCTGGTCGTTCCAATTGTGCTTGGGGAGTATGATTATGTACACAACGGGCAATCATTTTATATAATTTAAAATCAGGATATCGTTCACAACCATTATTTTTATACAGCACATTGATGCCATTATCATCAATACACCATTCAACAATTAATTTAACTATTTTTGGACAATTATCTAAATTTTTTATCGAATTTAAATCGTCTACCACATAATCAAAAATAGAACATGCTAATCTGCATAAATCAAAACTAAAATTTGGGTCTAATCTTGGTTTTTTCTCATTAAAATAGGGTTCAGTGTTATATTGTGTAGAAGCATCGCCACCAACTTGAAAACTATCACTGCAAAATAATTTACCTTGAAATTTATAAATGGCCCTTCCAAAATCTATTATTTTGTATATTTTACCAAATGTTGGAACTTTGTATGTTTTTTTTTTAAATACATAATAAATAAATTTTTTGTTTGTGGAAACATACATAATGTTGTTAGTATGTAAATCGTTATGAGTGAAAGAAAACATCTTTTGATATGTTAATAATATCATTATTATTTGCATTAATGCTGAAAACCACTCATCTTCATTTAATAATTCATTTATTATTAAATTATCTAATGTGTCTTCACATTTTTCCATACAAATAACTTGAACTGGGAATTTTGGAAATGTGACGTTTAATGTTTTATCATCATCATCATCACAATCTTCCCAATCATTTTCATCTCCTTGATCCTGATCCTGATCCTGATCCTGATCCTGATCCTGATCTATTTCTTGCCCTTCTTTGTCTTCATCACTAAAGTTGTCTTCTTCATCACTAAAATCATTCTCGTTAGTATGAGATGTTCTGGAAGAACAACTAGATTCAGATTTTAATGTTTTGTATTTATCAATATTTGATAATTCAAAACAACTGGAATTGGTAATGTCAACAATATCAACACCGTTATTTTTAATATCTTCTAGAGACAAAGTTTCTTCAAAAATATTCTCAAATATATTTTGATCAATGGATACAACTGATAAATTAGATTTGATACTTGTGCTAATTTTTAATGGTTTCAATTTAGTTGTTTGGTTATTCAAAATTAAATGTGAATAATCTTCAATGTGAAATAATTTATTCTTGTGATAATTGAAAAAATCAGACTGAATTAAATAATCAATATCATCGATAACATTAATTTTGTAATCATTTTTGATAGACAAAAAAGAACCGTAATAATCAAGACCATGTATAAATTGATGATGATAAAGAACTTTGCTTGATAAAAAAGAAAAAAACCCATCAATGAAAGAAGAATTATTTGGATCAGCCATTTTTGGATGAACAATCACATCTTTTTCTTTTTCATGAGTTGGTAAATTAAATAAATGAGCATCATTGTGATTATATTTTCCAAGTAAATACTTAAAAGGATCTAACAAAGGAGCCAACTTAATAAATATTTGTCGATTATCTGTAATTTCTTCGTCGTCAATATATTTAAGTTTACAATGTAGTATATTTGGATCAGTTATTTTGCGTTCTTTTATGTCACAAATAGACCAATTATGATTTAAATTAATAGAATTCCAATTAGTATTGTTTAATGAAAAAAATCGGTCATAAATGGGAATGTAATTTTGAGTGGACAACAATTGAATTTGATTAAACTTGTTGAACAACTGATTGTTTTTCCTTTTTTCGTATTTTATTGTAATACTCATTAGCTAATTAAAATATTAATTAAATTTGCATTTAACTTATTATTTTCCTAAATACTTAATTTGTTTCTTTTTTCTATTGAGTTAAGGAATAGATCAGAATAATTCGTAAAATAAAAATATTTTATTTAATTAATAACAGTATGAATTTAGAATTAAAAAGATTTGATATGAAAAGTATAAGTTTCAAACCAAATGAATCCAAAGGTCCAGTCGTTGTATTAATAGGAAGACGTGATACGGGTAAATCATTTTTAGTAAGAGATTTGTTATATTACCAACAAGATATACCTATAGGCACAGTCATATCTGGAACGGAAGAAGGCAACGGATTTTACGGCAAAATGGTGCCTAAATTATTTATACATAATGAATATAATACAGCAATTATAGAAAACATATTGAAACGCCAAAGAGGTGTATTGAAACAAATCAAAAAAGAAATGGAAACATATAAACGCAGCACAATAGATCCACGAACATTTGTTATTTTAGATGATTGTTTATATGACAATACTTGGGCACGTGATAAAATGATGCGTTTATTATTTATGAATGGACGTCATTGGAAAGTTATGTTGCTTATTACAATGCAATATCCTTTGGGTATTCCTCCAACATTACGAACTAACATCGATTATGTTTTTATTTTAAGAGAACCATATATAGCAAACAGAAAACGCATTTATGAAAATTATGCAGGTATGTTTCCGACATTTGAATCGTTTTGTCAAGTAATGGATCAATGCACGGAGAATTTTGAATGCTTAGTAATAAATAATAATTCTAAATCCAATAAATTACAAGATCAAGTATTTTGGTATAAAGCAGATGCTCATAATGATTTTAAATTAGGATCTAAAGAGTTTTGGGAATTGTCAAAACAAATTAATGATGACGATGAAGATGAACAATATGATCCAAATAATGTGAAAAAACGTGGTCAAGGGCCTAAAATAGCAGTAAAAAAGAGTAAATGGTAGATATTATAAATGGTAGATATTATAAATGGTAGATATTATAAATGGTAGATATTATAAATGTTCTATTTCTTTTATTTCCTTTTCTAACATTACTCCAGCATATGTGTATTTATCATAAATAATATAAGAGAGACCAAATAATAATAATACTGTAGGTCCATATATTTCAGGAGCATTGTTTGCTAAACCATATATTATTAATAGTATTTGTGAAGTAAAATTTACAAATAAAGAAAACCAAGTGTAACTTTGAGTCTGATGTGAAATATAAATATTACTAACAATTGAAAAAAATGCAACCACGTTTGCCATGAGAGAAATTGTAGCTAAGACAGGTAATTTGGCCATTATTATATAATATAATATATATATATTTTATATAATGAGTAAAACAAAGAAAGAAATAAAAAGAAGAAAATGGTCAAGAAAATATAAGTTGAGTATTAATTGTAATAACCCAAAGGGCTTTTCCCAAAAGCAATATTGTAAATATGGTAGAAAGAATAATAGAAGAAAGAAATAAACAACTAACAACTAACAACTAACAACTAACAACTAACAACTAACAACTAATAACTAACAACTAACAATTGAAATTATCTTTAGAATAGCCAATAACCGCACACGCGATACGTTTACCAGCATTTCCAGTTTTCAAACTTTCAGTATCTCCTCCTTGCCCACAATCATCGGGATCTTCATGTATAATTAATCCTCTTCCAATTATATTTGATTTGGTTCCACGTAATTTAATGACATTGTCATAAAATGTATATTTGGCTTCTCCTTTGTTGTTAGTTTCTAAATTGCCTAGGTCACCTACATGTCTATTTGTCATTCCTGGACAACCATGTGTTAATCCATAAGGATTAAAATGAGAACACATACTTGTACATTTATCGCTTAAATCACCTGCTTCATGTACATGGAATCCATGAAATGAATTAGGACGTAAACCTGTGACAGAAACATCTATTTTACATTGGGTTCCATTATCTATTTCAGTAAATTTTACTGTTCCTTTAATAGCGTCAGTAAAAACTGCAATAGCTTTAATATTTTTAGTTTTAGTCGTCATAAATAATGATAAATAATTATTATTTATAATATAACGAATAAATAACCTTGTTTTATACAATATTTTACATTATACAATATTAACATTATACAATATTAACATTATACAATATTAACATTATACAATATTAACATTATACAATATTTTACAATTATATTTATAAAATATTATACATAGTGATTATGTTTATTCGTCTTTTTTAGCAAAAGGTCCAGATTTAAGTTGGCTTTGTCCATAATCAGTTTTTCCAACTACAATATTATCTCCTTCAAACAATTCGTTTCTGATATCAGCAACTGAAATAGATTCAGGATCTTTTGTGCTAAATGTTTGCTCAGTAGTATTATTACCGATGCCTAAAAGATTGCCTTCTTCATCAATGTCTTGTGTAATGAGGTTTCCATGTTTTTCAGCGTTTTTCTTATTTTCGTCAATTGCTTTTTGTTTCGATTCTTTTACTCGTTGTTCAAATGCTGTTTTAGCATTTTCTTCATTTTTCTTCTTTTCTTGAGCCAAATGATTCAATTCTTCTTCCATATATTCTACGCGTCCAGTCTTATATGCTTCAGGTTCCCAAGGAAGCCAAACTCCAATAGGTCCAACAAAGACATCAAAACTGGGATCCATTTCTCGCAATAATCTAGCACGTAATTCGGCTTCTTCTTGAGAAGAAAAGTTTCCTCTAGCTTTAAAACCACGAACAGATGTTTGGAAATTATGTTTAGTATTAAATTTTTTCTCTAATTTATCTTCTTCTCTATCTAAAAAGGTTTTATAATCATCTTCAATCGAAGAAGATTTAATTAATTCATGTTCTTCTTTCACAAAAGTTTCAAAATCTTTAATAACATCTTCAAATTGTAATTTATATTTGTAAGACAAAAAATTCAAAAACTGATGAAATTTTTCCATTGATTTATTCATTTCCCATTGTTTTAAGAATTCTTCAAAAAAGAACATTTCTCTTTGCTTTAGGATTTTTTCGGGACTGATAAAAGAAAAACAACCAAATGATTGATTTGCAATAGGTTTATCTACTTCTAATACATCTACATATTTTGTATTAACTGTACCATCAGTTTTCATCTTTCTCTCAAATTTTTTGTTGGAGTTATGTTTTTTACTCATTTATATATTTAGTAAATCATTGGTTTTAAGTTTTAATTTCAACAAATATTATTTTTTTCTTTTTAAATTATATAATGGCTATGTTTGATGTTGCTGAACTAATTAAGCGTGTAATTAAGTATTTAATTGAAGGTTTAATAGTTGCTATTGCTGCGTTTGCTATACCAAAACGTTCCTTAAATATTGAAGAAATTTCATTATTAGCACTAACCGCCGCTGCTACATTTGCTATATTAGATACATATATTCCTTCAATGGGTGTCAGTGCTCGTTCTGGCGCAGGTTTAGGAATGGGATTTAATTTAGTGGGATTCGGAGTCTAAAGATAAATATTGATAATTAAATATTATATAATAATATAAATATAAATATTTTTTATATTATTTGTTATAGAATGGACAGAGTAGAACAAATGAAAAAAATTCAAAATGAAGCATTAGCGTTATTTGCTAAAAAAAATATTGATTATGGTGATGCATTTGCTAAATATGGTGTTATTGGTGTGTTGATGAGAATAGAAGATAAATTGCAGCGATCCATGTCAATAACAAAAAATGGTGTAAATTTGATAAATGACGAAGGAATTAGAGACACTTTAATTGATTTGCATAATTATTCAGCAATGGCACTAATGTTATTAGATGAATAATTATATCGTAGGAATAAATTCCCAGTCCAATTCGACACACATTTTTTTCCAAGTTTCGTCTTGTTCAATTAATTTTTCACGATCTTTTAGAAGAGGTATATAAATAAGATATTGTTTTTCTTCAAGGAGTTCTAAAAACTTGTATAAAACGTAATAGTAATTTAAAAAGTTCACCCGATAATCGGGGCAAGTTTTGGAATAAGGAGATTGAATTTCCATAAATAAATTACATAAAGTATCTTCTAATTCAGGGCTAAAAACGGGTGGTTTAATGCCTAATTTATTTTTAATAAAAGCAATATGTTCATAATATTTATTGAATCCTAGTTTTTTAAGAATTTCTTTAGTTTTGTAATGTGTTAGTTGTTCTAATCCAATTCTTTCTTTTTTGATTTGAAGGTGAATATTTTCAATTACTTCATCAGGAATTTGAGTAGTTTCTTTTCCTTGGAACTGTGCTAATATTTCTTTAAAATGATTAATTTTTTTGTATCCATCAAAGCAAACTTCTTTAGGTGGTTCTTTATAACTAGGTTTTTCATTTTCAATGAGGTAAGAAATATTGATGGCGCAATTGTTGCAAATAAGGACGCCTTCATCGTCTAATGGGATCATTTCTCCTTTAAAACAAGAAGGACAAATATCAGTTTCTCTCATATAAGTATTTATGTCTAAAAAGGTTTCATCGACATTTGTTAAATATTTTTGAACTATATTTTTGTTTTTGTTTTCATATATATTTTTATCAGTATCTTCCTCTTGTTTTACTTTGAAAATATTAAAAAGAATTTGATTTTTCGAAGTAACAAGTTTGTTAGTTTCTTCAACATTGTTGATGTTTTTTTTGTTTTCAAAATATTCGAAAATGTATTTGGAGTTGTCAAGGAAATAGTTATTTTTTTTGTGTTTTATTTCTTTGATGGAATCATTAATTTCTTTAATTCGATCCTTGATTTCCATTATTTGTTCTATTGTTAGTTGTTTTTGTTCAAGTTCGAGTTGTTTATTGAGGCTATAACGTTCTTCTTTAAGTCTAGGGATAATATCAAATTCATCTTTCATGAATTCGCTGACAAATTCATTATGTTTTCCATCTAAAGTGGTGGTATATTTTTTATTGACCTTTATTTTTTTAACTGCTTTGGGTTTAAAAGATGGCATAATAATATTGTATATAAAAGTATATTAATATATTTAATTTATAATTTTTCAAATATATTAAAATTATGGACAACTGGATTAAAAAAAAATTGAAAAAAGAATATAACATACAAAGCTAAAACATCAGTTAAAATGAATAGTATTTACAATTTATTTAAATCTTTATATACAAATAAAGAGGACACATTTATTAATAAAGATGATAAGAATGATGAAATAGAATTAGAATGTGAATCTCAAATTGTTGATAAAACACCAATCGAAAAACGCTGTAGTTTTTGTAAAAAAAACGACCACAATATAAAAAAATGTGAATTAATTAATAATGAAATTGATAAAATTACAGATTATTGTTCAAATAATGAAAATCAAACAAAAATTCCAAAAATAAGAGAATATTTGAATAGTATTGATAAATTTGTACTTAATAGATATGTGATAAAATATAATATCAAAAAATATATGTATAAAAATTGTTCAGTTTATTATGATAACAATATCAGTTCAAATAAAAATATTAATACAAGAAATATTGAGTTAATTATTGGTTACAACTGCATTTTACCTTTACATCCAGAAATAAAAATAAAAAGGCAATCAAACCACATAAAAAATAGAATGCAAGAAGATAATCATCAAAAACGCCAACTTTTAAATCCTCAACTAATTGTTAGTGGGCAAGGAGTATCTGTTGGATTTGGATTTAAATTTTGATATAACATGATACATTTAGTTAAAATAAAGAATAAAGAATAATTTGGAATATTAAGTGATAATGGAATTAGAAATAAAAGTAGAGAATAAATGTTTAGATATAGATAAAATGAAATTTAAGAAAATGATGTTTTTATACAATGCTTTAGACAATGGATGGTCGATAAAAAAAAGGAATGATTCTTATATTTTTACAAAAAATCATGAAGGTAAAAAAGAGATTTTTGATGAAAATTATTTATCTACATTTATGGAGGAGAACTTAGATATAAATAAATTATTATTGTAATTATGTAGGTAAGTAAATTATTTAATTAAGTTAATTAAGTAATTTAGCAAAAATTTTTTTTCTTTGGGGAATGTATAAAATGGGAGGCGGATTAATGCAACTCGTAGCTTATGGCGCACAAGACGTTTACCTTACTGGTAATCCACAAATTACTTTTTGGAAAGTGACATACAGAAGATATACAAACTTCGCAATTGAATCAATTGAACAGACATTCAATGGACAGGCTGATTTTGGTCGTCGTGTCCAATGCACCATCAGCAGAAACGGTGATCTAGCCTATAGAACTTATTTACAGGTTACTTTGCCTGAAATTAACCAACTTATGGGTATTGCCTCTTTTTCTGCCGGAACTGGTTCTGGAGTGTATGCTCGTTGGTTAGATTTCCCTGGTGAGCAATTGATCGCTCAGGTTGAAGTTGAAATTGGTGGTCAAAGAATCGATCGTCAGTATGGTGATTGGATGCACATTTGGAACCAATTGACAATGACTTCTGAACAGGAACGTGGATATTTCAAGATGATTGGTAACACCACTCAATTGACCTTTATCACTGATCCTTCCTTTTCTGAAGTAGATGGTCCTTGTGATTCTTCTGCTCCTCGTCAAGTGTGTGCTCCTCGTAACGCCCTTCCAGAAACTACTTTATACATTCCACTTCAATTCTGGTTCTGTACCAACCCAGGTCTTGCCCTTCCATTGATTGCTTTGCAATACCATGAAGTCAAGATTAATCTTGATATTCGTCCTATTGATGAATGCTTGTGGGCTGTTACTACCTTGAGTTGCAACAGCAATGCTGCTCCAATGGGTTCTACTGCCGTTGCCCAGGAGGCATATGTTAAGAACCAATACACTCCTGGTCGCCCAGTTCCTGCTGCTATTGCTTATAACCAATCTTTGGTTGCTGCTTCTTTGTATGTTGATTACGTGTTTTTGGACACTGATGAACGCCGAAGATTTGCCCAAAATCCTCACGAATATTTGATTACTCAGTTACAATTTACTGGTGATGAATCAGTTGGTTCATCAAGTAACAAGATTAAACTTAACTTCAATCACCCAGTAAAGGAATTAGTGTTTGTTGTTCAGCCTGATCAGAACGTTGACTATTGTTCTTCTCTTGTTTGCGATGCTCTTTTGTTTAAGGTTCTAGGTGCTCAGCCATTCAACTACACTGATGCAATTGATGCTCTTCCAAATGCTATCCATGCTTTTGGAGGTCCTGCTTCTATTGCTGCTGATTCTCGTTCCTACATTGACGTCCAGGGTCTTTTCAATGACGCTGGTGCTTTAGATTATGACCTTCCTAATGGTTTTACTGGATACTGGCATGGACCTGAGAATCCTTACAATGAGCCAAACTTTGGTGGCCAAGCCGCTGACATGGTAGATCCTTCTTTGATTGCTGCTATTTCAAGTCTACAACGCAGTCATAATGACAACTCTACTGTTTCCGATGCTGGTACCTTTGTCCTCACTGAAACCTCTTTGGATATGCATTGTTGGGGACAGAACCCAGTTGTCACTGCTAAACTCCAATTGAACGGCCAAGACCGCTTCTCTGAGCGCGAAGGTTCTTACTTCTCTTGGGTCCAACCATACCAATCCCATACCAGATGCCCTGATGAAGGTATCAACGTGTATTCATTTGCCCTTCGCCCTGAAGAGCATCAACCATCTGGAACATGCAACTTCTCTCGTATTGACAATGCTACTTTACAACTTGTTCTTTCTAACGCCACCGTTGAAGGAACCAAGACTGCCAAGGTTCGTGTCTATGCCACCAACTATAACGTGCTAAGAATTATGAGTGGTATGGGGGGATTAGCATATAGTAATTGAGCGGAATGGTGTGTATTTCAAAATCTATATAATTATATTTTATTATTTCTTACCCAAAACTACTTAAAGACAATATACCAAATACTATCATAATATGAATATTAAAAAAATTGATTCATATTCTGAGACCGATAATGATACTATATTATCAACAATGAAGCCAAATTACGGAACAAATGAAGAATTAAATTGCGGAACAATTAATTATAGAGACAAAACTTATTATGTTGATCATAAAGACAAAGATAGGATAATTAATTTTAATAAGAATTTTATATTTATTAATAATGACGATGATTATCCATCATATAGTCATAATTATAAACGATTTACATATTTAGATTTTATATTTAATTATAATTCTGAAAATGTTTGTTATATCTTTAAAAATAATAATAAATATGATTTAAGACGTTGTAATGTTGAAACATACCATCCGTATCATCAAATTGTGTCTCAAAATTACAATATAATCGAGTATATAAAAGGGCATTTTACAAATATGGGACAAAATGCTAATATTATGAAAAATCCTTTGTGGAGAGTAACAGAAAATGATAGTGAATATTTATTAATGTACTGTGAAAAAGACACATTATGTAAATTATGTCCTGAAAGTTATCAAAAAATATTAGAATTTGAAAACAAAAATAACAACAACAAAAAACTAACATGGTATAAAGCGTCAAATGGATATATTCAAACACATACTGCAAATACATCAGAAGAACAAAAATGTTATTATATTCATCAAATAATAACAGGCTGTTACGGAAATGGTAAAGGAACAAAAAATGTTAGTGTAGACCATATTGATAGAAATCCATTAAATAATGCTTGGGACAATTTAAAAATTGCAACAAGAAAAGAACAAGAACAAAATTCAAATGGCATTAAAGAGGGAACAAAAAGAGAGAGAAAATATAATGCACAAGAATTACCTGAAGGAATTACTCAAAATATGATAAAAAAATATGTATATTACAACCATGAATTTTATAATAAAGAAAAAACAAAAGAGAGAGAATTTTTCCGTGTCGAACATCCAAAACTTGATAAACCTTGGTCCACAACTAAGTCAAATAAAGTCACAATTCAAGAAAAATTAAACCAAGCTAATAAAGTAGTGGAAGATTTAGAGAATGATATTTATCCAGAAAAAGATGATGCTAAATTACCAAAATATGTTTCGCTTGTTATATCAAGAGAAAAACCTCATTTAGTATTCGAAAAAAGAATGGATGGCAAACGTTTAGGATTAAAAATGGTTCTACCCGAAGAATACGATTTACACGAACAATTAGAAAAATTAAATGAAAAAGTTAGAGAAAAATATGATATTGAAATATAATTGTTTACAAATAAAATACATAATCTATAGTTTTGCTCTCATCCTCTTAAAAAATCGTTCTTTATCTAAATCTTGCATCAACTCTTGATAATTGGTTACTCTATGTTCTATATCACTATAGTCTTCTCTTTGAATAACTGTTGGTGGTGTTATAAAAAACCAGCGATCATTTACTTGTAATTGAAACCAATACCGATCAATTGCAAAATTAAGTTTGTCTTCTGGATTATTTAATAAATGTGTCAAACCAGCCCTCACATTTGCCGCCAATGTTTGTATATAATGCCCATTCACTAAATACCCAGTCGTTGTCTGACAATGCTTAACTTGAATGCATGTGTCGTCGACCTGTTTATATGGTGGGATATTATTTCCAGCAAACAATACAACATCCCATTGATTTCCATGCAACTCAAAGAATCTGTTAATTTGTTTTTTAAATTTCTCCGGGTTCAAAAAAGTAATATCATCTTCCACAATTAATACATGTTCTAAATGATTTTTATGTGATTCCTCTAATATTTTAAGATGACTCATACTGCAACCAATTGCACCATTTTTCATCTTAATAGCATTAAATCTTTGCGCCATTATTCCGATTTTTTGCATTTCTCCTTCCACATGCGTTTTACGATCTGTTCTATGATCTAAATTAATATAGAATGCATTTGTAATATCATCTAATGTAGCAATAGACATTATATGACATTATATTATATTATTTTTATATTAGTTATACTATTTTATAATAATACTTTTATAATTTTGCGTATATTTTTCTTAAGCGAAACTATAAAAGTATAATTTAATATACTCCACCAAGTCGAATATTTGCCGATGCAGTTGCTCTTGGTTTCACACCAATTGAACGCGCGTATTCAGGAGAATATTTATTTATTTGCTTTGCTGTTTGTATTTGCCGTCCTGAATTTATTTGCCGTCCTGAATTTATTTGCCGACCAGATCTCTGATCTAAACTAATTTTCTGCATATATTGTTGTATTTTTGCAGCCAATTGTTGCTGGGTATTATTAACCTCTGTCTTCATAGGAGGCAACAATTCTTTGGTAGGATCAGTTGAATTATCATAACTATATTGTATTATCTCTTCTGCACGTTGCTGACCATATTGCTGTATCATGTCTTTTTTCTTCTCTTTTGTCGGATAAAAAGGAATATTAGACCAATCATCTGTAATATGATCTATTTTGTTAGTTGGTATTCTATCAGGATGGATAATTTTACGCGGTGGTTCTCTCAAATCATATTTATGATAATTATCATGCTCAAACTTAGTTCCACTCATAAAAGTCTCAATATTAATTATAAATAGATTTGTTGCATCCACTGTATGCACATTATCTAAAGGATTCTTAGATTGAGTATCAAGTTCGTATTTTAATTTATGAATAGTTTTGATTCCATCGATCCCGTTGTCATGTGTGGCTCTCCAAGGATCTTTTCGATTGATAATCCGTTGAACCCCATCAAAAAGATGGAGGATATATGGACTTCCTATAGGATAAAATTGACTGCGGTCGATGACCAAACCGTTATTTTCGCATCTTTTTTGAAGCACATTGTCTTCCATTCCCCATCCCCAAAAATTAGGAAATCCGTTAATAGTTTCAAAATCTTCACCATTTAAAGCAACTATTCCACCTAGTGCGTATTCAAAGCCATAAAAATGTTTTACAATGCCTTTTGTGGTTTTAAAATTAAAGAAATTCGCAAACGGTATTGTATCAATATCGTTAAAAACAAAAGTAATATTTTTATAATCATTTGGATACTTATTTTTGACGGCTAAAAATCCAATATTTTTAGTAGCCCCTCTGTTAAATGCCCGGGCATCACATTGATGTGAAAAATAAACTTCATAGGACATGTTAGTTACAAATTGAATATAATTGGAAAAAAAGAATTTATGTTGAGGTCTATTTCTATACGGAACTATAAATACTATTTCTGGTACTGAAGACATTAATAATGACAGTTATTTAATATTATGTATTCATACGAATATTATGTATTTATACAAATATTATGCATTTATACAAATATTATAAACATTTTCATATTTAAAAAAAAAATTGAAATATTTTTAATTACTTATTTACTCATTATTCCTTACAACAAACTTACAACTTACTTAAAGTTTAATTATAATTACAATTACAATGAGTTTAATTCTTCTTAATATCACTTGTGGATCATTTATTAGAGTTAATGGCATAAAGACTCCTGAGTATAATAAAAAATTAAATGAGTTATTAAAACCTTTTGAAAAAGAAAAAATAAGTCATTGGAATAAAAGAGACAAAATGGTAATTGTCCCAGAGCATTTAAATAATTATGTAGAAAAAAACTATGGTGAAATATATGTGTAGAATTTATGTAGAATAGAATTTATGTAGAATAGAATACTTGTCACATTTAAATATAATTAACCTCTTTTTTTATACATTTTACATTTCAAACACCAATTTTTGATACATATTTTCTAGTCTTTCAGTAAAATGTTAAATACACTCTAAATACTCATACAAATCAATATTATATTTTTCAGTAATGCGAATCAGTCTTTGAGGATGAAACACATAACTTGCAAGGTCTTCTGCAAATGATTTGCAATTTTCTCGCATCTTTTTATAATCTAATTGGGTCAACAAACAAATGGCATTAGGATTTGAACATAATTCCGTCCAACTAATTTTTTTCAAATTATTCCTCAACATATGAATAGCCTCTGGATTAGATGATAATGCATACCAATTTACTTTTTTAATATTTTTTTCTAAGATGCGAATAGCATTTTGATTACGTGATAAATAAATCCAATCTACTTTATCTAAATTCTTTTCTAATAAATGAATTGCATTTTGATTACGTGATAAATAAATCCAATCTACTTTATCTAAATTCTTTTCTAATAAATGAATTGCATTTGGATTTATTGATAATGTATGCCAATTTATATTATTTAAATTGTTTTCTAATATGTGAATAGCATTTGGATTTTGAGATAATACAAACCAAACTACTTTATCTAAATTCTTTTCTAATATAGGAATTGCATTTGGATTCAAAGACAACATATACCAATCTACTTTATCTAAATTTTTTTCTAATATGTGAATAGCATTTGGATTACCAGATAACACATTCCACCTTACTTTATCTAAATTCTTTTCTAATATGTGAATAGCATTTGGATTAGATGATAATGCAGTCCAATTTATTTTGTGAAAATTCTTTTCTAATATTGAAAAAGCATTTGGATTACTGGATAATCTTTCCCAATCTATCTTATAATAATTTATATTTATTTTTAATAATGGAATCACATTTGGATTTTGATTTTTTGATAAAAGACACCAACACACTTTATCTAAATTCTTTTCAATCAACGGGAATACATTTTGATTTATAGATAAAGAATTCCAATTGGCTCTCCTCATACATTTATTTTCTACAAATGGTAAACGATTTGAATTTAAAGAATCAGCATAAATAGAGAACATATTTTGTTTAAAACTTATTAAAACGTATTATATTACTATTACTATTATTACTATTATTACTTGTTACTTGTTATATTAAAATCAATTTTTTAATAAAAGATAATTATATTATATGATAGATTTATGTAAATATAAAAATATGTTTGGCAAACCAGGTGAAGGCGCTCATTCTTTTAGAATATTTAACATTGCAATAATAGACGTTTTACTAACAATACTATTAGCATATGTAATCTCTTTTTTAACCAATTATAATTTTATATATATTCTGTTATTAACTTTTATCGTAGGCATAATAAGTCATAGATTATTTTGTGTTAGAACAACAATTGATAAACTATTGTTTCAATAAACTATTGTTTCAATAAACTATTGTTTCAATAAACTATTGTTTCAATAAACTATTGTTTCAATAAACTATTGTTTCAATAAACTATTGTTTCAATAAAAAATACAAAATTAATTTAAACATTATATACTTAGAACCTAAAAATCTAGAACCTAAAAATCTAGAACCTAAAAATCTAGACTAATCATACCCTATAAGTCTTCTACCAATTCTATCTATTTCCGGACGACATAGTTGTATTACTTCTTTTATTTTAGCCCCATAAGTATGAGGCATTTTAGAAAATAATTTTACTTTGCAAGGCCAATGGCTTGTCATTCTCAATTCTTCAAATGCTTTTATTTTTTTGGCAATATTCTTTTTATCGGATAAACTTCTAGGCATGTAACATAAATAGGCTACACATCTGAAATTAGGGGTCATTCTAGGACGTCTCGCTTCTACTCCACAATGAATAGTTCGACTATCCCAAAATACCATTGATCCTTTTGGACATGTAATATACTTCTCAATACATCCGCGTATTTTATAAAATTCTTTTTGTTCTTCTGTCTCTAATTTTAACCAATCACTTTTATCTTTGATTCCAAAATATTCTGCAAATTCTTTATGATATTTGTGACTTCCTTCATAAATTGCTAATGTTGCATCATTTTCATTAACATCAAATGCAGTTACCCAACTTTGAACGCACTCAAAATTATTTCTGAGATAACTCTGGTCGGTATGAAACCATGTATTTTTATGCCATCCAAATTTTGTAATTTCAGGAGGCATATGAAATGACACCGCGTCAAAACTAACTAACAAATCTTCTAGTTCACAATTCCATAATTTTGCAAACGGTTCGATACATTTAGGATTTTGTCGTAAATTCCAAATAAATTGAGCATGACCAACACCAAAATGTTGTATTAACATTGCATGATTAGGGAATAAATCTTTGATATATTTCCATGACTCTGGGTTGTCTCGTCTAATTTGAACATCCCAGTGTTGTGTCCAATCTTCTAATGTATACCACATTCCTGTTTCCATTTCTTGACACTCTTGTTCATTCAAAACATTGGGAATGATTGCGACACCATATTCTTCTAAAGTGTTTTTTAATCCCTCAACTGTTGTATAATAATTTTCGCAATTGTGATTATTCATTTTATTATTGTCGTTATCTAATAACTTATTTGCAAAACAAAATAAAATTTTCAATTTTATTGATAAAATTATTATATTATTTATTATTTATTATATTATTTATTATAATCTAAAAAATTTAAAAATCCTCTGTAAATTCAAACGCAATATCGGTATTGGATTTATTGGCAAGCGCATACGCATCCGTTTGCCTCTCAAAAAATGATGTTTTGGATTCTAAACTTATCAATTCCATAAAATCAAATGGATTCGTTGCATTATATATTTTTTCATAACCTAATTGCACACTTAATCTATCCGCTACAAATTGAATATATTGGCTCATTAAATTACTATTCATTCCTATTAATTTACATGGTAATGCTTCACAAATAAATTCGGTTTCAATCTCAACTGCCTCTTTAATAATTTCCTTGACTCGCGTTTTATTCACCTTTTTAAGCAACTTCGAATACAATAGGACAGCAAATTCGCAGTGCAATGCTTCATCCCGGGAAATTAATTCATTGCTAAATGTGAGACCGGGCATTAGTCCACGCTTCTTCAGCCAAAATATGCTGCAAAATGCACCCGAAAAAAAGATGCCTTCGATGCAAGCAAATGCAATTAGGCGAGTCGCGAAACTAGAACGATTATCATGGATCCATTTTTGAGCCCAATCTGATTTTTTTTTAATGCAAGGATAATTCTCTATTGCATTGAACAACTTATTTTTATCTTCCTTGTCTTTTATATATGTTTCAATTAGATTACTATAGGTATGACTATGAATATTTTCCATTGCTATTTGAAATCCATAAAATGCACGCGCTTCCGACACTTGAACATCCCCCATAAATCGTTGCGCCAAATTTTCTAAAACTATCCCGTCCGATGCTGCAAAAAAAGCCAATATCATTGAAATAAAATATCGTTCATCTTTATTAAGAGCATTCCAATGTGTAATATCTTTAGACAAATCTATTTCTTCAGGGCGCCAAAAACAATCTACTTCTTTTTGATACATATCCCATATGTCCTGGTATTTGATTGGAAACATAACAAAGCGATTATCGTCTGGTGTGAGCAATGGTTCTGTAATATTCTTCGACATCCTAAATAATATATAGGGAAGATTTTATATTTTTTTCAAACAATATATTTTAGTTGTTGATTTTTTTTATAACATAATAAATAAATGAATATAATTCCATTAGCGCAGAGGGATATGCGATTGGCACAAATCGAAAAGGAAATAAAACATAAAAAGATGTTGTTAGTTCGAAAGAGAAGAGACTTGGACAACAAAGAAAAGTTGAATGAATATTTAAGTGGTGTAAGAACAGATTACAATAAATATTATGATTACATTGTAGAAGAAAAACAACAGCAATTGAATACCCTCAATTTACTAAAAGAATATTTAGACGATTTAGTTCGAACAGAACATTTAGTAGATAGACAATTAAAAACAGTAAGACATGATCAAAAAGACATTTTAAATGAAATTAATAATATTAAAAACGAATTGGATGATATAATTGAAGAAGATGAGGATAAACATATAAAAGATATGGGATTTAATGAAAAAAATAAAATGATAGTATATAAATGAACGAGAACGATGTTGTTTTAACAAAATTTGGCAAAAATATTGAAAGTATTAAAAATAAAGTTTTGCAGTTTGATGCATACAGAAAATATGTTATCGACCAATTGGAGCAAATTAAAGACAAAGTAAGTTCTATTCAAAATGAAAGAAATGGATTGCATGAAATAATTAATAAATGTAATAGCGATTTAAAGATTAACCAACAAGAAATTAACCAATTACGAAATCAATTAAAAACAACTCAAACCGAATTAAATAAAAAGCAAACCGAATTAAATCAAAAGCAAACCAAAATACAAGAATTAACTGAAGAAATAGAAAGGAATAACGCAGAAAAACAAAATGCATCAAATGAAATTATCAGGTTGCAAGATAGAATACGCCAACTAGAACAAGAACTAACTACAGTAACCAGTAATGTTTCCCAGACAAATAAATTAACAGAAGAATTAGGGAAAAAAAATCAAATGTTACAAAAAGCGTATGAAACTATAAAACAATTAGAAACTAATAAACAAAGTATTATTAAAGAAAGAGACCAAGTTCAACAACAATTAGCCGAAATTCAAGAGAAAATGAATGACTATGTCGGAAAAGTTACAGGTTTAGTAGACATGTTGGAAGCAGAACTTGCAAAACTTAATATTCCTGCACCGACTAACACTGATAATAAAGATATAAGCGATAAAATAAAGGAAATAAATAATATAATTTTTAATTTAAATATGGCAAGTGTTTCTTCTTCAACTCGTCCTATTCTTCCAAATAATAATAATAATAATAATAATAATACAGTTGGTGGTAGAAAAAGATTAAAAAGAAAAAAAAGAACACAAAGAGGAGGATATAACTACAACAAATATAAAAAAAGTAGTAAAACAAGACGACGCCAATAATTTCTCTTATTATTTTATTGCCTTTTATTGCCTTTTATTGCCTTTTATTGCCTTTTATTATTTTTTCCCTAAAAATGCGTTTCCATTTTCGCTGTATAATGCGTAACCAAAATGTTTTCAATATCGCAACATTTTCTCCAGTTGGTAATAAAATAGTATCGCCAATTTCCGCACGAATATAGTCTGGTCTAGAAACAATATTATTATAATTTCGTATAGTTGGATGATTCATTATAAATATATTTGAATAAATCATCTTTAAAAACGCAATTTCATCATCAAGATAGACTAAGTTGTCATCTAATTGTTCACAATCGACAATAGATGTGTATTCGTAATCACAATATTCTGTCACAGAATTAGAATGTGCTAATTTAGTGATGGGATCAAATGTGTCGTATACCATATAATGATTCTCAATATTTGCGTTGCTATCGTCTGTTTTGCCGTGAATTTCAGGACAATGTAATTCGCATAATATTAACTGATACATAATAAATATTAATATTAAAATTATTATTAATATTTTATTCAATTTTTTTTAAATATTATATATATAAATGAGTTTTGCAAGCGAAGCATCTAAATTAGTAACTAACAAATACTTCTTGTATTTCATCGTATTTGTGTCAGCGACTAATATCTTGGCTTTTTTAGCAGCAAATAAAATAAATGCTGTAATATTTTTTGCTTTAGTGAGTTTACTATCTTATCAATTTAGTAAAAATATGGCGGTGGTTTTATTAATTGCGGTTGTTGCAACCAATTTTTTAATGGCAAATAAGAGTCTTCGGGAAGGTTTAGAGAATGCTGATTCTGATGCTGAAACTGAAGAAAAGAAAAGTCAAGCAGTTGAACGCATTTCGGAAACGGATGAAGAAATTGGCAACGCAATTCCTTTGGTGAAAAATGCAAAAAATAATGAAGAATTAAGCGCTAAAATAAGCGAGAAAAAAAAGACAATTGACATTAATAATGTAGAATTAAATAACCCTACAAATGAAACAAATGAACCTGAAGGATTTGGTAGTAACAACAATAAAAAAATTGCAGGACCTGCAAAATCTGAGAATTTTGGTCCTCGTTTAGATTATGCAGCAACAATTGAAGAATCATATCAACATTTAGATAATTTATTAGGAGGTGATTCCATTCAACAACTAACAAAGGATACACAAAAACTTATGCAACAACAACAATCATTGTTTAATACAATGAACCAAATGGTTCCCGTTTTAGCAGGTGCTCAGGGCATGTTAGAAAAATTTGATGTGAAGGGAATAACCGAATCGTTGAAAGGAATGGACAAATTTACTGCACCTAGTAAGATTGGAAGGACTTAAGAGTAAGAAAAATAAATAATAATAATCTATTATATAATTCAAATGAAAAAATGTCCTCCAGGTGTTTTTTGTGTTGAAAATATTACATTGAGTTTATTATTTATTATTTTGTTAGTTTTAATGTTTTTAATTTATGTAAATGCGAAGCCGGAAACTGTTGTGAATAAAAATTCTATGATTGTGAAAGATGAACCAAATGGGTTTTATAGTAAAGATGTTCTATTGAATCCTTATGAACCTCCTTATAGAGATGAATTGTATATGAGTTCAAAAGGTTTAGGAATACAAATACCTTTAAATGGAATACCTTTAAATGGAATACCTTTAAATGTAATGCCAATAAATGTGCCTACTAACATAGGCTCCGTTCCATTAGACACATCATATCGTCAAATGGGAATAATTACGCCATTAAATGGAGCATCCAAGGACAATATATTGCCTCTAATGGGTCGCCCATTGTTTACAAATAGAGATAAATGGCAATATTATACGATTTCAAATCAGCATAATAATGTAAAATTACCGATTTCATTTAAGGGGCGCAGTGCGTTAAATGATTACGGAGTAGATAAAATATATGATGGAGACACCATATATGTAGAAGGATATAATGAGGCATTCAAAGTGACTGTTTATGAGAACGATACAATACGATATTTGCCTTTTATATAATCTTAATGATACCATATAACCTTTAATGATACCATATAATCTTTAATGATACCATATAATCTTTAATGATACCCATATAAAATTAATAATATCTCAAAGTATTATTACGTAAATTGAAAGGTTTTTTACGTCTCATTGTGTTAGTATGATTAAATAATTTTTTATCATACTTATATTTTTTCCTTGTTTGATTCCCATTATGTTTGATGAGTTTTTGCAATCGAACTTTAGTTAATTTCATATTTACTTTAATAATAGAATTTTTATTCCTTAATATAATATAAATGAGTTGTAAAAGAGCTACTGCACCTATTGATATAAATCTTGGAAAGGTTAAAGGTAAATGTTATTTTAAATGTTCTTATCATTTTAGTTACAATAATAGCACCTGTGTAGCAACTAACAGGGGAGATTATATATATATTGCTTATGATAAAGCATCATCTCCACCAGTATTATATAATTCTTTAGGATATGATGTACAAGAAATAAGGTTATATTCTCCTTCATTGCATTCGTATAATAATATTAAAACAGATGCGGAACTAATTATTGTTCATATTGGCAAAACTGCTTCTAGGCCCTTGTTAGTTTGTATTCCCATTAAAAGCAATAATACATCTAGTACCAGTGCTACTTTTTTCAAAACACTAGTAGACACTATGGCATCAAGTGCTCCAATAGAAGGGGAAACAACAACAGTGGATGTTTCACCATTTAATTTAAATGATTTGGTTCCGAAAAAACCTTTTTTTTCATATACAGCCACAGAACCATATCAACCATGTTCCAAAGGATTAGTTGAATATATAGTTTATGCACCATTGCAAGCATTTCTAGATATAACTCCTGATACACTAACAAGTTTACAAAGCATAATAAAAACAAATGGATATGACATTAAAAGTGGACCTAATTTATTTTACAATGAAAAGGGACCAACCAATGGAAATATAGATGGAGAAATATACATAGATTGTCAGCCTGTAGACTCCTCAGAAGAAACTACTGAAGTGGTTGTTGATAATGGTGGAAATTTTTCTGTTAAAGATTGGTTGAAAAACCCATGGGTTCAAGGCTCACTTTTGACAATAATTATTTTTATTTTTCTTTATATTGTGAAAAAACTGTTAAATTTGTTTGGTGTAGACGATAATAAAACAATGAATTTAACTATTAAAAAGAATATAAATGTTAAAAATTCATAGGGTAAAGGGTAAAAAAATTATAGGGTTAAAAAAATATAGGGTTAAAAAATATAGGGTTAAAAAATATAGGGTTAAAAAAATTATAGAGATGATAACATTGCTGCATCATGAGTATCATCAAGTGTAGGTCTGAATGGAGCCTTAACATATTCCGTATTGAATTTTTCTGTGGTCATATTTTTCACAACTTCTTGTTCTAAAGTGTATGGAAATTGATGAGTTGGACTGTAAGGGCTCCATTTTTTTTCTTCTGTAGGGTAATATTGTTCTAAACCTGCCATTCCAGTTTTAATAGAAGCACCACGGATCATTTGATAAGCAACTAACAATCCTAAAACACCTAAAATAGGATTTGTATAAGCAAATAACATTAATGCTACCAATATTACTGATATTTTTCCAATGTCGGAATCAATCATAGAAGCCATACAATCTGGGATTTTAAAACCTATCACTAAATATAATACAAATAATCCGGCTAATAATAATTGTGGCATATTCTTTTTATCGGATAAGGTATTCAAATAATCCATCTTATATTATATACTTTTAAAAAAAGTATACGCAAAATTTATATATACTTTTAAAAAAAGTATACGCAAAATTTATATATACTTTAAAAAACTATTAATATTAAAATATGTTAAAGGTGTAAAAATTATACATATAATTGTTTTCTATATATATATATATTATATAATGGATAATCCACATGATAACACGCAATTTCCAATAGTATATCATTCAAATAATTTAGATGAGATAAACCTTATTACAAATGTAAATAGAAAAGATATTTATAAAATAAAAATAGATAATTGTTTAAGTTATATAGTTGTCGGTAGATATACTACTTATATTGCAATATTTTATAAAAATGTGCTTCATGTATTTAATTTAAAAAATAATGGTGAATTTCCAGAAGATTTAAAGACTCAGATAACAGAAAAGATCAATATCAGTGATATAAACAATATAATAATGAAGCGTTATAGGTATAAAACTATAAATATGAAAGATACACTACTTTATATAAAAAATTTAATTTGGATATATATATCTGAATGTTCTAAAGTTATAAATTTGGAAGAAGCACAAAACAAAGTAGATAAGTTAAATGAGAGATTAAATGAAACTTGTCCAAATTTTAGAATTAGTATTGATTATATTTTTGGATTACCAAACCCAAGTAAAATTAAAACGTATGACTATTTAGTATCAGTTGGTAATGATGCAGTTTCGTTATTGTTATGTTTATTTCATGATAATAATTGTGTTTCTTCTTTGATTATAAAGATAAATGATAAGGAGGTATCTATAGATTCTTATACCCAACATATTTATCGAGGACGGAATTACAATAAATTATTAAGAGCAGTAATAATAATTATTGCTAAATTATTAAATAAAAAAATAAAATATGTAACTTCAGCGGGTGCTAATCCAATTTCGACATTCCAGATGAAATATATTTTTAATGCGAAACTTCCAAATTCATTAGAAACTAAAATACGTGAATCAATACAAAATTCTGAAGATATACAATATAAAGACATCATAAAAAACATAATAGAAGATGAATATAATAACACTGATCTTGTTGTGGATTCAGCAGTTAAACTAAATGATGACAATATTCAAAATGCAATAAACGTTTTTGATGAAACTATAAAAGATATAAATTGCAGTGTTCCATCAGATTCCAATTCATATTCATCATATTCCGATTCATCAGATTCAGATTCATCAGATTCAGATTCATCAGATGAGGATACAAATAATTTAAAAACAACTGGAGGAAAAAAAAGAATTAAAAAAAGAATTAAAAAAAGTAAAATAACAAAAAAGAAATTAAATAATAAGAAAATAACAAAAAGGAAATTAAACAATAAAAAAATAACAAAAAAGAAATTAAATAATACAAATAAGAAAAGAAAACCCAAAAGACGATAAAACAACATCTACTTTTATTTTTAGAAAACATATTCTACTGCTTTAGTCATACATAAAATATAAATATTATATATTATGTATTAATGTCTTTTTCTTGAATTATAACGTCTTTTACGTTTGTTAGTATTATGTTTTTTTCTATGAATAATTCTTTTGGGTTTTCTTTTTTTTGTTGAACGTGTTTTTTTGCGTTTATAGCCTCCATCTATATCTCCTATATGACTTTCAGGACCCCCATCTATATCTCCTATATGACTTTCAGGTTTATATTTGTTCCCAGTATTATGTGTAATCCACGGAACAGGTAACTTATCGGTTTCCGCGTTAGGTCTTTTTATAACAATTTCACGCGGTGTTTTATTATCTATCTGTAACTGATTCACATTATTATTAGGAGGTAGCATTAATGTCAACTCTTTTCTAAACTCAGTCATAAATTTACTAAATATGATCCTTAAATAGTAAAATATTATTGAAACTGCAGCAATATTATAAAACATCAACAATTGTATTTGTTGTATTAATTTACTAACATCCCGTTGTAATCTGTTAACATCTGTTATAAAATCTTCTATATCACGCTTTGACTTCAGTTGAAAGTCTTCTAATTTTCTAATATTGTTTCTTAAAAAATTTTGCATCATGTATATATACTGATCAAACACATCTATGGCAGCAACAGGACCTACTTGTTGTTTTGCCATTTCAATCAATTTATACGCAGCATTAATTGCATCTTTACCTATCGATAACCAATCATTTACATTTAATAAAGAATTATCTTCCTTCTTTTCCTTCTTTTGAGATTTAAAATCATTAGTTCTATCCTCATAATTAACCAATACTTTAAATTGGCTTGAAAAACGCCCTGGGTCCATATTTGCATACATAGTTAAACGACCTATCGTTTGTTCAATATTAAGTTTTGTTTTATCATTATCCTCATAAATCAACATAGACTCTAAAATTTCGTTTGCAGTGTTCTGATATTTTTCTAAAATAACAAGTTCTTTGGAGAAAAGTTCTTGATCAATATTGCTCTTCATATGTCCAACAGGCACCAATGCATTAGAGGTTGTTTCTACAAATTCTTTTCTAAAATCGTTAATATCATCTTTTATAAAATCAGGATTTTGTTTTAAATAATCATTAAAATACCCATAACCAACACAATTTAATATTTTATATATTTCTTCATACTTATATTTTCCTTCATCCAATTTATCAAATATTTTTATTGAATCAGGCACATATACATTACAATTATCGTAATGTCCTTTTATATCAGAAACCTTTTCATATATAGATAATGCTTGATTGTAATTTTTATTGATCACCTCAGCAGTATTATTTACAAAAGTGTAATCAGCAAATATTGTAAAAAACACAACTCCAATATTAAATAAATGACCTACAGTAGAAAAAAATCCGCCACCACTTTTAACAGATGAAGTCAATAAATTAATTAGATTGTTAGATGTCTGTTTTAATTCTCTCACGGTCACATCAGTTACACCTAATTCAACTAATGTCTTATGTACTATTTTAGGAATAATATCGTTTTTATACATAAGATTACATAAAAATACAGTAATTATGACATAAAATGGATCATTAAATTGTTCCGCATCATTCATGAATTGTTTAACTTTTTGCTGCAATTGTTTAACATCCATTTCACTTATTTTTTTAAAATTATCAATAATAATAGGTTGTTTTCCGATTGCAATGGTAATTAAACTTATTAACGGAAAATTATTGATTTTAAGTTTAGAAGTTGATAAGTCATTGTTTGTTGTTATAGTAATCATTACTATATAATAATATAATAATTTATAATTTATAATTCCTAAAAATAGGAATTAAATATAAATGATACAGGAAAAAAGAAAACTATTTTTTTATTTTTAGTAAACATATTCCTTTAGTCACAGTCACCTCTTTACCATCATTGTTTTCATCTTCGTCTTCAACTTCATTTTCATTTTCATTTTCAACGTTAGACATATTATTCAACATTTCTTTATTATAATTATAACTATCACATTCAACTATATTATAATTTTGTTTTTTGTAATATGCTTTTCTTTTGAACCATTGTTTTTTAAATACTTCATGATTGTCTTTTATATCGTAAATAATTGGATTAGCAAACGCATGCTTTGCTCTTAAAATTCGGCCGACACTTTGAACTATATCCGTCTTTGGTGTGATTAAAAATTCGGCGTTCAAACTAGGAATATCAAGCGCTTCACTTGCCATTGAAAAACTGGCTAATACAATCTGTTTTTTTTCGGATCTTTTTAATTCTGCTTCTTTCATTCCTCCAACATAATATCCTACAGATGCTAAATTTTTACATACTATTTTATTGTAAATGTAATGCAATACATTTAAATTATGAGACAAAATAAGTGTTTGTAGTTGTTCTAATGGTTTCACGTATGGATTTTCGATATAATGTTGTTCGTATTTTAAACGTTTGTTACAATTAGGGCATTTTGAAGTTTTTTCGGATTTCATTTCTATATCTTGCATACATGACAAGCAATATTTTATTGTATCACAACAACAGTTTTTAATTAAATAATTTGTATTTTTTAAACAGATTTGACAATTTGGATTATTTGCGTCCATTTCTTTTTTATGTTTTTCAATGGTCGTTTTGTCCACGCCATCAACTTCTATAAAATCGGTTAATACCTTAATAATAAATTCTGTTCGTTTGCTGTAAGTGCATAATTTACTAATCATTGTGCTTATTTGTGGTTTCCCTTGCCAATCTAATACAGTTTCATTGAATTCCTCATCATTGGTTTTGAACGTGATCGCCCTGACTTGTACATTATGTTCATCTTTTCTCTCCACTTTTTGCACTACTTCTCCTAAAAACATTTTAAATACTTTAGTAGTTCCATCTTTGCGATTCATAGTTGCACTTAATCCTAACATATATTTGGTCACAATTTTAAACAGTGCGTTTGAAAATGTTTCACTTGATATATGATGTACTTCATCAATAATAGTGAATCCAAAACAATCAAATAATGTAGATGGATATTCTTTAGAAACTAAACTTTGCAACATACATATGACAATATCTTTATTATCGATGTCAATTATTGGTCCTTGAATTTTCCCAACTCTTGCTGTAGGTATAAATTGTTGGATTCGTTCAATCCATTGGTTCATTAAAAATTCTTTATGAACAATAACTAATGTCTTTTTTTTTAATTGACAACATATATAGAGTGATGCGGATGTTTTTCCCCAGGCGCATGGAAGTTCAAGTAATCCTCCTCTACTTTCTTCATTTGTGTTTTTCACGTAATCAATAAATTTATTGACAACTGGTACTTGATAATCTCTTAAAATCCCTTGAAATTGTAAATCAATATCAGTTCCTTCGGAAATCTTAATATTTTTAGTTTTTCCAAAAAGTTCCTCTCCAAAATAACGGGGAACATATATTTTTTTATCAGATTCTCTGTAAGCGGGAAATACTTTTTGCACTTGCACTGGTGCACCGGGAACATATGGTTTAACCATTAGCATTTCTTTTAAAGTAAGTTGTTGTTTAATAGTCAACTCATTTTTAGGAATTGTATATCCTTTATTTCCTAAATATGTATTGATATTTTGAGGCCAAATAATATCGTCTTTTTTGTTATTCATGTATTGTGTCAAATAGATAATATAATATTGTAATTATATATTTAGATTGTTTAATTTAAACATTATATGGAGACCATTTGCGTTTAAATCATGATATATTATATTATATGAATAATAGATTTAAACTATAATAATAGATTTAAACTATAATATATTTATATAATATAAATGCAAACAAAGCGTTATAAAAAAAATATAAATAAAACAATTAAAAATAGAAAAATAATACCAAAATTAAAACTTTTAGAAAAAGGATTTTCTTTATTCGCATCTAAAAAATTTGAAGGTGACAAATTATTAGAATTTAAAAAAAAAGCAGAAGATAAGTCAAAAGATCATTGTTTACTAGATAATTCAAGTTGGTTTGGTAGTTTAAATGTAGCAAAAAGTTATAAAAAATCAGATACACACATTTATGAATGGAAAATTAAAAAACCAACATATCTACTAAAAATAAATATAGAAAATGAAAAATTTATAAATAATATTTTTAAAAATACGAGGGTTAATTTGACACCTACATTAAATATAGATTCGAAGAAAATAGATTATGAGCATCCTTATATTAATATGAGTCAAAATGAGAGAGCATTATTTGAATTTAATTTTGCGTTTGGATATATAACTGTAAAAGAACAATATGATTTTCTAAAATTTTTAAAATATTTGATTACAAATAATTATATTCAAATGGATACAAGAGAAGGAAAAAGTATAATAACAAAATTAAAATTAAAAATAAATTATTATAATATTTCATCATTCTTATCAAAAAAGGAAAAATATAACCGATTAAGTTTTTATGATTTTGATAAATATGCTGTAATGAATCTATGTAAAATAGTTTACAATAATAAAAAATATAAAATATCAGGTATTTATCAAAAAAATGATACAAGTTTTTGGTTTCCGGATTTAATTGTTTATAAAATGGATATTGAGGAATATATTTTATTTAATCCACATCATAATTTAATATATGACAAATTTATTGAATAAATGGTAGTAATAATTTTATACAATATTGAACTGGATTGTCTCCAAGACTATATTTTTTAATTTTAGGATCTTTAAATTCAGGATAAGCAGATAATAAGATCTCAGGTATAGAATGCCAAAGGGGTATGTAGTCGGCAATCAACATATTTAATAATAAAATTTTGTTTCTATAAGTAAAAGGAAACATATAAAAATTAAATAAGGTAATATACATTAATGACGTTGAACCAGAAGGTCCTCCTAAAAAATTTGCATTATATTTATTCATAATATCATAATAAGGTGAATTTTTATTAATATTATATCTTTCAGTTGAAGTATAAATACCATAATCTATAAAGTTTTCATCAGATATTATACTTTTATTACATTCATTAACTTTAATATAATTAGTTTTATCATGTTTAATTTTATTTAATCTTTCTCTAAAAAAATTCATATTTCCTAAATTATTTCTATATATGGAATCAACTGTTTTATCAGCACTGTATATAATATCAAAAATAAAGAAATTATACATATTTCTCTGTGTATTATTTTTAAGTGAGTTATAAAATTCTTTAATATTATTCCAACTTATATCTTTAATAAGCATCAATTTTTTTAACTGTTTAATAAATATTTTTTGTAATTTTTTATTGAAATTAACATGATAGAATGTGTATTCTGGTTCAACTAAATTATTTAATATTCCAGTTACTTTAAAAAATTTATCATCTAAAAAATCAAAAAGTTGTTTTTTATTATTTGTATTAATATACTGAACTATTAAATTAAATTCATTTTGAGTAAACCCGATTTTTTGGATAGTTTTTCCATGAATATTCTCGATTAATGAATGTTTTATGATGGTTGACCAATCATAATCATTTGTATTTTTTTTCCAATAATTTAATATAAAATATAATAAATTAAATGCAAATTTTTTAATGACATCATTATTAGATAAATAACATGCTAATGCTTTTTCATTATTATATGAATTATATAAATTTTTATTTAAAATATTCAAATCAGTTGGTATAATTTTACCTGTAAAACGTTTTCTAGTTTTATTTTTATTTTTATTAGTATTGTTTCTTGGTGTCATTATATATATAATTAATATTTAAAAATTATACAATTTAAAAATTGTATTCTCCATCTTTTATAATTCAACTTTTTTACATCTCATTTATCATCAAATTCCAATATTTCTTCTCATACATATGACAATATATTTATTATTGGTATTGGAATTATATATTTTAGATTGTTTAATTTAAACATTATATAACAATTGATATTATGGAACATATTGCCGAAGAGTGCTATATTGAGGATGATAAAAAGGATGATAAAAAGGATGATAAAAAGGATGATAAAAAGGATGATAAAAAGGAATTAAATTTACCATTAGGAGACCATGAAGAATATCAATATTTGCGTTTAATTCAGCAAATATTAGATGAAGGTGTTTGGGAAGAAGGACGCAACGGGAAAACAAAAAGTATATTTGGAGCATCTATGCGTTTCTCTTTGAAAGATGGAAAGATTCCTATACTAACAACCAAAAAAACTGCATGGAAGACATGTTTAAGAGAATTATTATGGTTTATAAGAGGAGAAACTAACACTCAACTTCTAAAAGACCAAGGGGTTCATATTTGGGATGCAAATTCGTCTCGTGAATTCTTAGATAGTCGCGGTTTACAATTAACTCAAGAAAATTTGATTGGTCCATCCTATGGGTATCAATGGAGATATTTCAATGCAAATTATAATTGTTTTACCGGAGGTCGCTTAATAAATGAAAGTGACAGACATGATATATATAAGGATGTAGTGCATTACAAAGGGGTAGATCAACTTCAACAAATTATTGATACATTAAAAGACCCAAAACAGCGTAATAGTCGTCGTATAATGATGACTGCATGGAATCCATGTCAATTGGATCAAATGGCACTTCCTCCGTGTCATTGTTTTTGCCAATTTATAGTAAAAAATGGGAATCAATTGTCATGTTCAATGTATCAGCGAAGTAATGATGAAGCTTGTGGAACAAGTTTTAATATCGCATCGTATTCCTTTTTAACGCATCTTTTGGCGGCACATTGTGGTCTAGTTGCACACGAATTTGTATATTTTAAGGGTGATTGTCATATATATGAAGATCATGTTGAAGGTATAAAAACTCAGTTGCAAAGAAAACCGTATCCGTTTCCGACTGTTACGATAAAACAGGTGAGAGACAATATAAATGATTATGAAGTGGATGATTTTGAATTACATAATTATCAATGTCATGAGCCAATCAAGTTCAAAATGGTTGCTTAAGATTTTTATATTATATATTAAAATAATATAAAATAATACCAATATAATACTTATTATAAATGTCCGGTGGACTAGTGCAATTAGTAGCAATAGGTGCTCAAAATCAGGCAATGAACTTAAGAAATTTAGCGCATGAGTATTATACATACGAATCACAAGGTTTACAATCCTTGATTATTAGTAGACAAGCAGATATTGTAAATCTCGAATATTTAGAATTAACTTTTTGTAATCCAGAAAGAAATAATTTAGATGATGTTAAAAAAATTATGTTAAGAATGACAGTAGGAGGACAGATAATACAACAATTTCCTTTAAGTCTATTTGTGAATTTAAATGAACCAATTATATGCGATGGAAAAATGTATATCAATTTATGTTTTGATATGCTTTTTGGAAATTTAAAAATGATTGCGCTTCAATATCATGAGGTTAGGGTTGAATTTATAAACAACTTTGTTAATTGTATATCAAGATATGGATTAGTAAGTAAATTAACTTATTTAGACACTGATGAAAGAAGAAATTTAGCTCTAAATCCATCAGACGATTTTATACAACAGGTTTCATTTATAAATGTTATTACTGATTTAAATGATATTAATCAAACATCAAATGTTTATGATATAAGATTACCTTTTAGCAATATTTCAAAGGGATTATTTATTGAATGTGATAATGTAGATAATTTAAATAATATAAAATTAACATTAAATGGTTCCGATAGATTTAATTTAAATCGTTTTTTAATACGAACAAAATGTAAGAAAATAAATCAAAATTTATTATATTTCCCATTTAATTATGATAAAGAATATTCGAATAGGACTATTAGTTCATATGAAGGTGCTCCAAATTTTTCTAGAATAGACACAGTAAAACTAAAATTAGATTTGGATACACCAATTAATAATGTAAAAATCTATAGTTTAAATGCAAATATCTTCAGGCAACTAAGTGGTCTTGGTGAATGTGCGTTCACACCTGAGTTTTGTAGTGAAACTTATGAATTACGTAATAATACTGTAACAATACCTGAACGAGTTCTACCATCATTAAGTCAACTGACAGTTGGAACAACAATAATATATACTGGTCCAACACCCAAATATATTACAGAAGTAGATGCATCAAATTGTCCAATATTATTTGAAACAATTAATGCTGGAGAAAAATATATGTCTTGTCATCAATGTAAAAATAATTTCAGTGAGGTGGCAATAAAACAATGGCTAGAATGTAGAAGACCACATCAAAGAACATGTCCACTATGTAGAGTGCATTGGTCAAATTTTGAAATATATATAAATGAGTTACAGAGTGAAAATATATAGTGTAATCAAATGCGTGAAAATCAATAATATTTGCTGCACAATTAAAATAATTTTACTGTAAAATGTGGAAGGTGTTAATTCGGAAATTCCTACTCCGGCTTGAATTGTTGTGCTTAATAGTAAAAAATCATAAAAATTATATTGTTCCTTATTTTTATTACCATTATCGCTCTGAAAATGTTCTGCAATGTAATAATAAATTATAGCAAACATAAATATGCATAACAAATGAAATAAAGCAGTTCTTATAACAATCTTCATATTATATAATATAAATATAAATATTATAATATATAAATATAAATATTATAATATATAAATATAAATATTATAATATTTATATAAATATTATAATATAAATAATAAAAAATTTATAAAATAATAAAAAATTTTATAAAAATAAAATAAAATAAAATATTATGAACTTATTTTATTTTTTATCTTTGCTTCTACCTTTTTCCGTTAATGCTGACACTGATTGTCCAATTGTCAGCACAACTGGTGACAGACGTCTCGACAAATCTACTTTCCGGTTTATTCAATATAATGCCGAATGGCTCTTTATTGATTATTATAGTTCTGCAAATTGTCCCGGTAATGGTTGTTCATGGCATACTACTTCGGATGCCGAAACTCATTTAACAAATGTAGCAAATGTATTAAAAGAACTAAACGGTGATATGGTAAATATTTGTGAAGTCGAAGGGTGTGATGAATTAAACATATTAATTAATAAGTTAGACACCACTTATAAACCTTATTTAATAAAAGGAACTGATACAAGCACAGGACAAAATGTTGGAATGATCACTCGTGTAGACCCTAATGTGAATTTGTATAGAAGTGAAGAACGTGTAAATTATCCGATTCCAAACAGCAAATGCGGGTATACGACATCTAGTGGAAGCACAGGAGTTTCAAAACATTATATAACAGAAATGACTATATCAGGAATAAATATAGCAATTATTGGTGCTCATTTACTTGCAATTCCTACCGATCCATCTAGATGTGTTCAACGCGAAGGTCAAGCACAAGTATTACAAAATATTATTTACTCTTATATTCAGAATGATTATGAAGTAATAGTAATGGGTGATATGAATGATTATGATATGGAAACATTAGATATGAATTCAAATAAACCGATATCTAGTGTATTGGATATAATAAAAGGTATAGAAGGAAGTAAAAAAGGAACATATTCATTGACAAATGCAGCATATTTTATGAACCAACAAGAACGATATAGTGATTGGTGGGATTCAGATAATAACTGTAATACCGCATCTAATAAAGATTATTCTATGATAGATCATGTGTTAGTATCACCATTAATAGAACATCAAATTAAAGATGTTTTTATATATCATAATTATTCAGAGTATTGTGGTAAAATGAATTCAGATCATTACCCAGTTGTAATAGATTTTTTTCTATAGTAGTTGTATTCTGTTCTATAGTAGTTGTATCCTGTTCTATAGTAGTTGTATCCTGTAATAATTTTACTAATGCCAACCGCGACTGGGAAATCCTGTGTTAGTATAATGATTATAATTATCTGGTTCTCCAGCCAACTTTATTACTGGAGGAGGAGTTGCCAACATTGAATGTCCTGCTGACAGATGTCCTCCAAGAGAATAAGTATTTGACATTCCTCCATTATTATTTAAATATTGTGAGTTCCCTGCAGTATAATTAGGCATACCACCTTTCATATGGTAACGTCTGGAACGTCGTGCGCGTCTATTGCGTCTTTTTTTAAGTCTTCTTGTTCGACCACATCCGTATTTTTTTGACTTCATCTTATTATTCCTTGAGATTTTTTTATTTTTTCCACCTTTAATAATAGTATGTGGACCATTTGGAACAATACTAGAATTGAAAGAAACTACACCAGAACCGTATGGATTTACTATATTTGTATTTAAACCGCCATAAGGAGGATTATTGGTATTTCCAATTCGTAGTGAATTCATATATAATATTGATATTTAATTTATTTTAGTTATTATTTATTTTAAATATCAATAACAGTTTAACGGTGAAATTTTTTCAAAGCCGTCCATAATACAATTTTATCATTTTTATTAGCGACTTCAATTGGAGTCCATCGTTTGAACTTATAATTATATTCGCATTTCATTAAAACAGATTTGTCTAAATAAACGTATTTATCTTCGCGTTTATCTTCAAATTCTTCTTCGTCATCACTTTCTTCAATGGCATCTAAATTATCGTTTTCTTTTATAATTCTAAACAATTTATTCATCATGACACTCAATTTATATGTAGGAATAAACGCAATATCATAATATTCTTCCATTCCATCTTTATTTTTTAAAGCGAATAAATTGTAAATATCCGGATCAATATCAGCAGTCACTTTAAATATCGCAATGGCTTTATTTCTGTTATCAATTCTTTCATCAATTCTTTCATCAATTCTTTTATCAATTCTTTTATCAATTCTTTCATCAATTCTTTCATCAAGTTTTACAACATCATTTTTCATCACAAGTATTTTTTTATTTGTAAAATATCGAAACTTGATTTCTTTAATTTTATAATCTAAACGCGGAATTTCTTTGATCATCAAATGAATATCATTGGTCATAAAAGGTAATCCAAACACCACATGTTTGTTAGTTAAAGGGAATTGAGATAGTTCATTTTTGAAAACATCCTTGAGTATTTCGAGTTTATCTAAATAATAATAATGACCCACATGTTTGCCTTCAAAATAATATATATCTTCTATGCAGAAATATTGTGTTTTGTGTGTAAATAATGTTCCATAAAAAATAGTTCCTGATACTAATTTATCTGCAAAATTAGTTAATATCGACTTTACATTGATTATTTTATTGTTATTAATTTCTATTAAAAAGCAGGTTTGTTCATTTCTATAAATAGTAAACCATGCAAAAAACTTGTGGCCTTCAGGAATTGCTAATATGACATCAGCATCATAAACTTTTTTATGTATTATTATATCATAAGAAAGTTCAAATCTTGGGAAGTTAATCAAAATATCTTCAAACATCATGTATATATATATAAAGAAATCTTTAAATAGTTTGTATTAAATATTCATATAAGAATATTCCATACTATCCATACCAATTATATCATTATTCATTTCATTATTTTTGTTCATTTGATTTTTTAAAAAAGATTTTAATTCATTCTTCATATTTGTATTATCAGATTCATCCGTATTTATATTATTAATATAGGTTTCATTTATATTTGTTTTGTGCGTGATAGTATCATAAATATGTTGATATTTTTGATTAGGAGAATTGACTAAATCTTTTATTTTTGGAACAGTTAGAGTAGATTTGAAAAAACTCAATAAGTGATGGACTAAAAAAATAAATATAATAGATGCAATAGAAATGAGAATAATTAAACTTAACATATTATACTTAGATATAAGTTTAAGCGAAACGAAACACACAATATTATATAATTATATATTTATGTAATAAAAGATTTAAACCTAATCCGTATATAAATAATTATGCCTCAATCATTGACAATAATAATCGTTGATAAAGGTGGTTCATTAAAATCACTTACAGTCAAAGATTATAAAGTAGACGAATTATACAAAAAATGTGGTTTTAAAAAAGCAGAGGGTTTAGAATTACAAACTGAATGGTCTGTTAAAATAGACAGTCAAAAATATATAGTTCAGTTGTATGCTAAATTAGATGGAAAGGCGAATATGGAAAATAAATATGATTTTCCTCCTCCAGTCGATAATCAATTATATTTTGGTTCATGTGCTTTAGTCGGATTAGATGGTGCAAGTCGAAATCCAATTAATTTAAGTGTAGAATTATGGGAAAAAATATATGAAAAATTATTTGGTGGATTTGAAAATTTAGCATTGACTTGTGTAGAAGATGAAAATGAAGAAGATGAATTAGAGAACATTCCAAAACATATGAAAACTAAACATGGCGGATATTTGAAAGACGGATTTGTAGTTGATAGCAGTGATCAAGATGATGATGATAATTCCGGATCAGAAGAGGATGCAAGTGATAGTCGAACGAATACAAGCGAAAACGATAATGACGAAAACGATGACAATAGTCTTGAAGATGTTGGATCTGAATTGTCAGAAGAAGAATATGTTTAAAATAAGTCTACAAAGTAAATAAAATTAGTAAATAATAAATTTATATTTATATTTATATTATATGAAAAGTGAAAATCTTTAATAGTGTAAATAAAAAAATTGATCTCATTATGATTTAAATATAATATGATATAACTACTTATCATATGATGTCCATTCGTAAAATAGATAATCCAGAGCAATTTAGAATTAATATTCGTCAAAAACTGTGTAAATTCTTTGACGAAGAATCTAACGCAATAAATTTAGAAAAAGGGGTATACAATTGGTGTATTAAAGAATCTAACAATAAAAAAGTAATAAAGAAATGGGATAATCCGTTCTTTGTTCAAATTTATATTGATCATTTGCGAAGTGTTTATATTAATTTGCAAAATAAACATTTAATAGATATGGTAAATAATGGCGAACTAAAGTCCCATGAAATAGCATTTATGACACATCAAGAAATGCAGCCTAAAAAATGGGAAGAATTAATAAAAGCAAAGAGTATTCGCGATAAGAATAAATTTGAACAAGAATTGGAAGCAATGACTGACCGTTTTACATGTCGTAAATGTTTTTCAAAAAAATGCAGTTATTACGCATTGCAAACAAGGTCAGCCGATGAACCAATGACGCTATATATTACATGTTTAGACTGTGGTTCACGTATGAAGAAATAAAAGTAGTATTAAATAATAAAAAATAAAACAAAATTTAATTAAAATAGTAAGTCTCCAAAGTAATAAAACTAATTATTATTTTTTTATTCTTGTATAATATAATGTCTAATAATATTGGAACAGGTTTTTCTGTAAGTGCGACAGGAACATCAGGATTTACTACAGGCAGTTTGGGAAGTTTAGCCGCATTTGTTCCTGGAATCGGTCTTCCATATAAGGGATCACTAGGTGGAGGTCTTCCAGGACTGATGCCAAATCCGGTTATTGATCATGATAATTCCGATCAATTTGCACGCACTCGTTTTATGTTAAGAGATGCTTGGAATACAACAAGTTATTCTGGTAGTTCAAATAAAAAACGTATCATTACTCCTTTTAGGGCAGTTAACAACGCCGGAGATTTATTAAGTCGTGAGAATTATTCATGTGGTGGATCTTGTCAGACGTTTCAAAGTCGTCCTGGTTTAAAAGGTTTAAGATTTCATTTTGGGTCTGTTTCGGATTCATGTCAGCCATCTGTTGTATGGAGTGCTACGCAAATAGATAAAAATATCCCATCATCTACTTGCAATGTGAAATATGTGTATGACAGTTCTGATTACATTCGATTCAAAAAGGATCAGGCCGTCAACAAGAATTACAATGATAGATCATTTGGAGGTAATGATTATAATGCTGCTCAATCAACAATTCGTCACATTAAACGATACTAGACACATTAAGCGATACTAGACACATAATATAATTATATATTTTATTGTAATAAAATATAAAAAATAATATAATAAAATTAATATAATAAAATTAATATAATAAAATTAATATAATAAAATTAATATAAAGTTTATATACAGTTTATTATACAAATAAAATGAATGAAGCAATAACAATTACATTAAATGAAAAAAATACATCAGAATTGTTGACATTTGGAGAACTAAATTTTACTCCAGCAGATTCTACTGGACTAATATTTGTGATGAATTCTGATTCTGATGTATTTATATCTGACTATGCATTTAGAAATAATACAAATTTAGTTACTGTCACAATTTTATCCAAAGTTAAAAGTATAGGAATTGGAGCATTTGCGGATTGTTCTAATCTTACAAATGTATTTATAAGTGCTGATTCAGAATTAGTAATTATTCCTGATTTTGTTTTTCAAAATTGCTCTAAATTAAAAGGTATAGTATTACCTAACAATATTGAAATAATTGGTATGCAATCATTTGAAAATTGTGATGATTTTGAATATATAAATATTCCTGAAAAAGTACGCAAGATTGGAACAGGAGCATTTGCTTGCAATAAATTATTGAACTTAAATTTAGATAATTATTTTAAAAACATGAACGTAGATTTAGAAAATTATTTTTTTAAAAACTATTTTACAGATTTAGATTCAAAATAAATAAGTTGGCTACTCTACCAAAGTCACGTGACTTCCATTCTTGACATTTTTTCTTTATCTGGCTTATTTTGTCTGTTCCATATAATTTCATAAATCCTTTTTTAAAGTGAATGTCTGTATATTCCATGCAATCATCATCCATTGTGAAATATCTTTTGCAAAATGCAACGCATCCGTCTCCAATTCCATTCACATTTTTTCGCATATCTTCCAAATTTATAATAGTTAGATTGTCAGGTGTAATCCCATGTTCGTTCATATAATTACAAATATCCAAATAGATGCGACGTTTTTTTGGTTGTATATTGTGATCGTCTAATATGTTAATTGCATTGTAGCAAATAATATCCCATGTAAGTTCCGACGATATAAGCGGATATATGTATTCCCATTGTTTAAATGCGTATGAATAACGGACTCCTATAGCGCAAACATAATGCATCACGGCTTCAAATAAATTGTAAACATTTTGATATGGAATGCGTTGAATAGGCACGATAGGAGCAACATGTATGTAGGGTTTGAATTCAGGATATGCCTCTAAAAATAGAGACACTGTTTGTAGCCAAGATTGTGTAAACATTTGAATAATTTAATGATTATATTATTAAAAGTTTAAAAAAATAATTCAATTTTTATTTATTTATACATTTTATTTTTTAATTTATAACATTTTATTTTTTAATTTATAACATTTTATTTTTAAATTTATAACATTTTATTTACGCCTATTTCTTTTTTTCGTCATTTTTTGTTTGAAATATATCACTCAAATTGAACACATATTTGTATTTATATATTTCCTCTTGGACAGGAATATGTTTTGAAGTTGTTGGCCACATAAAATTAAAGATCTCAAACCCAATTCCATATGAATTGGAACGAGTGGAGAACATACGAAATACTGTCAATCTTGGTATTCTTAGATTTAAATAATCAAATCCATCATATGTTTTGGTTTTATTTGTTGGATTTTGAATAAAGTTGTCATATGATTTAAAGATTGTTATTCCCCCAGCGGATATATTGTCATCATAGTCCTCTCTGGATAATCCAAATAATGTAATGCCCCAAATGGCAATTTTTAAAGCAAATGTTATTTTGATTGGTTCCATATGTGTAAATATGGCTTGATTTGTTGAAAAAATGACAAATCAATTTTTTTTATAATTCAAGCGAGGCTGTTTACACCTTTAAACGCCAATTATTATATAATATAAATTAATTAAAACTTTGTGTTGTATATTTAACATAATGTCTTTATTAAAATTATATGCGACAGGTGTTCAAACCGATTATATCACACATAGCACTATATATAATATAAATAATAAATATGATAATCTGTGTCAAAATTGTATAAAAAATAATACAATACCTAAATTATTTTGTTATTATGGACCTAAATTATGTAGTAAAATAAACTTACCTGGTTATAAAATTATATATTATAATACTGTATGTGATAAAGGACATATTTTTATAGCATCTGTGTGAAAAGGTGTAATGTAAAATAACTAAATAAAATAAAAAATGAAATAGTTTGATATCCAATATTAAACAGTAAATAACATAAAGACTATAATGTCAGATTACGCAAGCATTAACGATATTCCAACTATTTTGAAAAATAATTTTGAAACAATCGAAATAGTTATTCGATACAATGAAATACATTTTATATGTAAAATTAAGATAGGTGAATTATTAGATAATCCAAATATTCGAAATTGGGAAAAAAACAGACCTCCAGATATGATTCGATGTAAAGAAATTGCTCAATTCATTTATACAAAACAAAAAGACATGGATACGATGTTGTATGTTAGTTATAACAACAGAGATAATAAATATGATATATTAGATGGAATTCATCGTTATACCGCTTTGAAAATAATTAAAGAACATAATTCAAAACCATTGGACTTAATATGTCACAACGATTTTGGGTCAGGAAACAATGCAAATTGGTTATACGACCAATATATTTTAGTTAACATTTATTTTAATTTAGACCAAGGCGAAAAAATGTCTATTTTTGAAAATTTAAATAAATGTCAGCCGGTGCCTGAATTATATAGCAAAAACAATGATCAATCCAAAAGAGAAATTATTGAAACAGTTGCCAATGAATGGATACGCAAATATAAAAAACATTTTAGTTCATCTACCAATCCTATTCTAGGTCATACAAATCGTGATAAATTTATTTCATTATTAGATACAGTATATGAAAAATATAAAGTAGATGATGCAGATTATTTGAAATCATTATTAAGTGAAGCCAATGCAAAACTTTCATTGAATATTCCATTAGAAGCAACTGTAGCAATGAGACTTAAATCGAAAGAAACCGGTTGTTTTCTATTCCTTATGAAAAATGATTATCTTGAAAATTTTATTTAAATAGATTATTATATTATTGTAATTCAGCGCCAGAATATTCAATATATTCTTTCAAAGTGCATTCCCTGCGATTCAATTTGCGCTGACATTCTGTGCACTTATTCTTCCATTTCTCTAATTTTTTTGTTACTTGATCAAATTTTTTACGATTATTTTTAATTGTCTTAGTTTTAAGTGTTTTTTTATTTTTCATCGATTTTACATTATTTTTTAAAAGGTCTCCATACATTTTTTGCGCTTTTTTCTTGTATTCTCTACATTCTTTACATTTCTTGCTATTAAAGTAATCAATGCATGCTTCTTTAAATAACTTATTCATTATATTTAAAAATTCTTTTTCAGTGTGAATTCCAGTTTTTTTTGCTCCTAGTCCAGTATAATATATTTTTGACATATATTATAACATTATATAATATAATATTGTATAAATTAAAATTATATAAATTATATAATATTATATTATATGACAACTCCCTATGGCGTATCAAGAAATATCGGTTCCCAAACATTTCAAGGTTTTGTAAATGCTCCCATCGGAGGCCCATTGAATTCCAATCAATATCCATTTACGATGCCCTATCATAGTTATGGTATACTAACAGGACAACGTCCTACTCCTCCTCAATTTTATTCCAATCAAGAACCTGTTAATTCGGAAATGTCGACTCTTGCTCGGGCGCAATATTTAAGAGCAACCAGTTTAAGTTCCTCCGAAAAAGCCAAACAAGATTCTTTAGGTAAATTAACACCGCCAATTGCATTTACATCTTATTCTTCTCAAAGACAATATGCCACTTCCGGACATATGAATTATATAGAACCAATTCCAGGCTCTATGTATACAAATATAAAAAAAAGTATAGCAGTCGGTAAATCAGCATATAAAGTGGGGCTTCCATTGAATGCACCAATTGGTAGCAAAAGTTATGACAACAGTTTTAGAAAATCAGCATTAAGAAGGGCAAGGTCGGGGGGTTCCTGTGCTCCCAAGAAAAAAGGCTCCATTTATAATACAAGTTTAACACAACCTGGAATCAATGGTTGGGGTTCTTTACCAAGACAAAATTATTAGTATTTTACCTTTTAGCAGGCAAAACAAAACAAAATAAAATAAAATATAAATATATTTTATAATGAAAGCATTTAGTTGTATAAATAAATATAAACAACATATAGCATTATTTATTTCAATTGTTTTAATAATACTTGTTAGTATGAATTATGAAAAGATTATAGAAGGTTTTACTTCATGCACTCAAGCAAATGCGAATTGTTCAACATGTATAAATGCAAAAGTAACTGATTCGTCTTCTCCTTGCTATTGGAATAAAGAAAAACAAGAATGTGGATCCTTTTCTGATAATGGATACTCATCAACATGCCCGTCTTGTACATATTACATAGATTGTAGTTCTTGTATAAAGAACGGTTGTTATTGGGACGCATCAACTAACATTTGTGGTTCTGATTTATCTGGTAATTATACATCAACCTGCCCTCCACCTTTATTATGCACTTCATTTACCGATTGCAGTTCTTGCACGTCACACGATAATTGTTATTGGAATTCAAATGATAAAAAATGTAAACTAAATGGTGGTAGTGGATATGCTCGGGTGTGTGATAATAATAATAATAAATGTGGTGAATTCATAAAATTGCCTTTTGATACATATATGCAATCCTCAAATTCATAATTTTTTTTACTTGGATATAATATAAAATGATGAATAAATATCTTGTTGAATTTTTAGGAACTTTGTTTTTAGTTTTTGTCATTTTTGCTACGGGAAACTATTTAGCAATTGGTGCCGCATTAGCAGTTGCTATTGTTTTAGGAGGTGCAATTAGTGGAGGTGCGTTTAATCCAGCAGTTACAATTGCATTAATGCAAGCGGGTAGATTACCTCGTTCAGATTTAGCACCTTATATTTTAGCACAAATTGCCGGAGCATTGGCTGGATTACAGTTGTATAAAATGGTTGTTAATAGATAAATAATGAATCTAATATTATATAAAATAAATATAATATTTCTTATATTATATAAAGATGCCAAAACATAAAAAAACTGCTAGAAGAAGAAGTCAACGAGGTGGGTTTTGGGATTGGGGGTTTTTTTCTAAAAAATCTCCTGACAATTCTAGTGTTTATAGCGGTGTTGATAGTAGTGTTGGTAGTAGTGTTGGTAGTAGTTTCTTTGAAATGCCTAAAATAGAAATGCCTGAAATAAAAATGCCTGAAATGACTAGTCCATTTGACAATAATACAACATCAGTAGCACAACCATCAGTAGCACAACCATTAGGACCAGTAAAAATAGGAGGTAAACGAACAAAAAGAAATCGCAAATGCAAATGCAAGAGTCGTCATCGTTGTCGCCATCGAAAATAATTGTTAAAAAAATTGACTTTCTAAATAATTATTATAAAAATGATATAAAATAATAATACCATATTAGAATATGATTATTCCAATTAAATGTTTTACTTGTGGAACAGTGATCGCAAATAAATATCGTTATTATTGTCAAGAAGTTAGAAAAAGAAAAATGGAACAAGATCTTCATGTTGATAAAGTGATTTATTTAACACCAGAATTTAGCAAAAAAACCCCTGAAGGTGAAGTTCTAGATGAACTTGGGTTAACAAAGATGTGTTGTAGAAGACATATGTTGACGCATGTTAATACCGAATAATTTAATCCGCGTTTGAAATACAGAAAAAATTATTTACAAACTATAACTATTTACAAACTATACCTATATTTAGTGCTCCTGCTCTCCTGCTCCTAATTGCGTTCTGATTGTATACAAAAGTCCATATATATTCCAAAGTGATCCGAAGTTCCTTTTTTTCCAATTAGTTGCATTTTATCATGTTGAATTTGAGGATGACAATTATGATATACGCGATCAAAACGACAACCAACTACTGGATTTCCAGGCATAATCCAAGTTTTGCTTGCAGTTTTAGGTCTTCCAAAATGAAAATACGCATCATTTAAATTTATTGCTCCAATAACTTGTTGGACATTTTGTAATGCTTGTTTGGCCTCATAATCTCTCATATTCAAATCACCAGCAATGATGACAGGAATATATTCCTGAAAAGACATATAAATCATTTGTTCAAACTGTGCTATTCTAATAGCAGAAGACTCTTTCATGCTTTCTAAATGGGAATTTAACAAACATACTTTTACATCATTAAACCAAATATTAAGTTTAATAATGTCTCTGTTCATATAAGAATATAATGGTATACGCTCAAATTCAATAATTTGAATATTTTTTTTAACAAAACAACTAGTAAAATAACGTGAATTACCTGGTGGTTCAGTAACACTAATGTATTCATTGTTTTCCAAAATTGTCTTGAATACAGTGTTATTTTGATGAACTACTTCTTGCAAAAATATAACATCAGGATTAGTTTCCAACAAAGTGCTACATGCACTATGAGCCCTTGATATAATATTGGAACCGTCTAACCCGTCAACATTCCAAGTGACAAACTTTAAGATACTCATTTTATAAATATCAATCAATAATTGAAATACTTATTGAAAAAAAATAATTTCAATTTTTTATTTTCAAGAGAATAAGATAAAAAATAAATATTATTATAATATACTATGGGATATAGAAAAAAAAGCCGAAGGAAAATTAAAAAACAACAGCCTATATATATGGTTGGTTGTTCAAAATCTCATAAACATAATAAAACATGTAATGCAAGAGGAAAAATAAATAATTGCTCTAAATGTGGACCTAATTGCCATTGTGGGCCAAATTGTAAATGTGATAATAAATGTCCTGGAAACTGTTATTTAAATCGTAGAATGAAAGGAGGAATTGGATGTGGACAATTTGGTTGTCCATTAGGTGGGTTAAAAGGAGGGTCGGATTTAAATAATCAATATACTCCACCTAGTGTTATCTATAAGCCATGGTTAAACCCCGCTTTGAATGCGAAACAAAATACTGGATATACTGGAGGTTGGGTATATAATACTAATAAACAGTCTAAAAGTAAAAATAAAGGTAGAAGTAGAAGTAGAAGTGGAAGTAGAAGTGGAAGTAGAAGTGGAAGTAGAAGTGGAAGTAATTCTACTCGAAATTATAATAAACAAAGTGGAGGAGGAATATTTTCCAACTTTTTATACAATTTTCAAACAGCATACGCTGCGTTGAATGGATATAAACCTGATGTAAGTCCAGTTGTTTATGAAAATCAATTACCACAAGTAAAATCCCGCATTTAATAATAATATTTTCTCTACATAATTATATAATGGCTTTTCCAAATAAATTAAGTCAATTGTGCACACCTTCTTATATTTATTTTATTCTCTCTGTAGTTGCTATCGTTATTTCAGGTATTCAAAACATGGGAAATAGACGTAAATATAATTTAGGAATGTTTTCTTGTAATGTTCCAAGTTGTATTTTTATCTTTGCAATTAAAATATTTTACATATTATTCTGGACTTGGATTTTGAATTTGATGTGCAAAGATGGTCATACTGAAGTCGCTTGGTTTTTAGTATTATTGCCATTTTTACTCTTTTTTGTTATTATTGGATCAGTTATGATACATCAACGTAAAAATGAATCAAAGAAAGAAAATATAGTTTTATAATATAAATATGAATAAAATACAAACAATTCTATCTTTATTTGTGTTTTTAGTTATTTTGTTTTTTATGGATATGATGTTTGGAAATCCAATAAGAGAGACTTTTTCAAATCCGAAAGATATTGGTTGGGATTTAAATTATAAAGTTCCAATTAAAAAGGATACGTTAAATGGAAATATGTTATATTCAGGAAAAGGTTTTTTAGCAGACACGGATGCTGCAAATTATCCTCAAGGTGATGATCAACCTTTATTTTTTGGTTTTTCTCTTTAAATTAAAAATAAAATATATTACTTTTTAATTTAAACTGAAATTGTAACACAGATGTTTTATGATTTAATTAAAGAGTTGGTTAAAAATATTAAGGAGTTATTAATTAAAAAATAAAAAATAAAAAATAAAATTGATATTTAAATATAAAATAATATAAAATAATATAAAATAATAGGAATAAGATGTCGATTAAATTCATTTGCAACGATAAGACTATATTTGAAATTCCATATCATATATGGTTAGACATAAAATCACATATTATTACTTCAACATTTGAATATTTATTAGATAATTTTGAAATAAATAAACAGAAATATAGTTATATAACTGATATAAATCATCCAAATTATATAGGACAATATTCGTCTTATTATGGAGAAATGATGGATTTACAATATGTAAATAATGAAATAATGAAATCCACTAGCAACAATAATGATGATACTATTACTATTACTATGATGGTTCACACTTTTTTAAAAATGTGTAACATCATGAATTGTGTTAATAGTTTGTATCATTTTGACGTTGGTGGATTACATACACTTTGTAGTAAATCAGAACATGGTGGATACTATTCTCCAGGAAATTCATTAGATGTATGTTTATTGTTAAATATAATAAAACCTTTTATAAATAATGATGATTACGAATATTTTCAATATATTTATGGAGAAAACTCTATGTATGATGCATTCACGTTAAGTCATACTTCTTTGCAAAAACTGATTGTATTATAAATTACAAGTTATAAATTACAAGTTATAAATTACAAGTTATAATATTATAAAATAATAAAATTATATAATAAATATATATATGTCAGAAATGATAAAAATAAAAAATGGCGTTAGATATGATTTAAATGGGTGGACCTATGTTTCTATTAAAGGAGAACCAAGAGAAAGAGGATATGCATATGGAAAATTAATAGAAAAAGATATGAAAGAAGTTAGACGTATATTAGAATTTAGCATATATTCAGATTTTGGTGTCAAATGGGATTTTTTTATTGAAGCAGCAAAAAAATATTTTTGTCCAAAAATACAAGATAATTTTAACGAGTTTTACGAAGAAATGTTAGGGTTTGCTGAAGGTGCAAACATGTCTATTGAAGAAGTCGTTGCTTGGAATAATTTATTTACTTTAACTGAAGGTTGGTGGGCAAATATGCCAGAAGAAGAAACAATTATCGTTAGAGGATCAAAATCATCTGGTATTACGGCTTCTAGAGAAGGTGGAAGTCCTCAAGCAGAGAGATGTAGTGCATTCATTGCAGTGGGAGATTGGACTGCAGATGGTAAAATAGTTTGCGCTCATAATAATTTTTCCAATTTTATAGACGGTCAACTAGCCAGATTTGTAGTAGATTTGAAACCTACAAAGGGAAACCGTATGTTAATGATGGGATTTCCCGGTTGGATATGGTCTGGAACAGATTTTTTTGTAACATCCGCGGGAATAATAGGCACAGAGACGACAATTGGTGGTTTTATTGCGTATGAAAATAATATTCCCATTTCTTGTCGTATTCGTAATGCCATGCAATATGGAAACACATTGGATGATTATGAGGCAATGTTATTAGAGGGGAATTCTGGTGATTATGCAAACTCTTGGTTATTCGGAGATACTAACAAAAATGAAATAATGAGAATTGAATTGGGACTGAGATTTCATAATACAGAACGCACTAAAAACGGATATTTTATTGGGTTTAATGCTCCTTACGATCCTAGAATTCGTAATTTGGAGTGTGTTAATACTGGTATAGACGATATTCGTCGTCACCAAGGAGCACGTAAGGTTCGTTTAGCCGATTTAATGGATCTTCACAAAGGTAAAATAAATGTAGAAATCGCCCAACAAATTATATCAGATCATTATGATGTATATTTGAATAAAGAGAATCCATGTTCCCGAACATGTTGTGCTCATTATGAGTTAGATGCAAGGGAATATATGTCGGATCAATCAAGACCCAAGCCGTTTCAACCTCGTGGTGCAGTAGATGGTAATGTAGTTGATACTGATATGGCTAAGAAAATGTCGTTTTCATTGCGTTGGGGAAATTCATGTGGAATTCCATTTGATAAGGAGAAGTTTTGCAGTGAAAATAGAGTTTGGGAATTTTTGAAACCTTATTTGAATGATAGGCCATCACAACCGTGGACAACATTTACCGTGTATAAAGGTTCCAATGATAAGAGTTCATTGGTAAATAAGAAAACAATGAAACGTGTCAAATTCAAAAAAATAAAAACACAAAAAGTAAAATGAATAACAACTAACAAAATATAAAACTAATAAAATATATAAAATTTGTTAGTTGTTATTTATTTATAACAAAATATAATATGAAATAAACATAAAAAAATAACATAATAGTAATATAATGGACGCAAAAGTAATGGATGCAAATTTAGATATTATTTCTTGGAATTTGATAGATACTTATTTTAAAGATAATCCGTATAATTTAGTGGCTCATCATTTAGATTCTTATAATGATTTTTTCAGTAAAGATATTTTTCAAATATTTCGTGAAAATAATCCAATTCGATTTATAGAACGCGAAACGGAAGGTAAAGCAAATGAAAAAGAAAAAACAAAAGCAACTAAAATTGGGGATAAAGTAAATCCAAATGAATGTCTTATTTATCTTGGTGGTAAAAATGGAACCAAAATTTATTTTGGTAAACCTATTATTTACGATGAAGAAAGTGGAAAATCATATCCACATTATATGTATCCAAATGATGCCCGTCTAAGAAATATGACATACGGTTTAACTATTCATTACGATATTGATGTTGAATATAATTATTACAACAAAGAACAAAAAATACAACTAAATAAGACATATGAAAAAATATATTTAGGGCGTTTCCCAATTATGCTTCATTCTAATTTATGTGTATTAAAAGGGTTGTCAACAGATGCAAGATTCAATTTAGGAGAATGTCGAAATGACTATGGAGGTTATTTTATTATTTCAGGAAAAGAAAAAGTGATTCTCAGTCAAGAAAAATTTGGAGACAATATGCTTTATGTCCGAAAGTATAGTGATGGGGATTTATACAGTTATTCTTGTGAGATCCATTCGGTTTCTGAAGATAGTTCCAAACCTATTCGATACACTTCTGCTAAAATAATAGCCCCAAGTGCTACTAGCACTAACAACCAAATTGTAATAGATGTTCCAAACGTAAAAGCCCCTGTTCCTCTATTTATTTTAATGAGAGCATTAGGGGTCATTTCGGATAAATCAATTATTGAATATTGTTTGTTGGATCTTAAAATGAATTCCAATATGATTGATTTATTTATCCCTTCGGTTCATAATGCCAATGTTATTTTTACGCAACAAGGTGCTTTAGAATATATTGCTTCATTTACAAAACGTCAAACTGTAACTGCAGCCCAGGATATTCTAATGAATTATTTATTGCCACATATTGGAGAAGATAATTATTTAAATAAAGCGTATTTTATTGGATTCATGGTTAATAAATTATTGAGAGTGTCTATTGGAAAAGAAGATGTGACTGATCGTGACAATTTCAAATTCAAACGAATTGAAACTTCGGGATCTCTCATATATGAATTATTTCGTGAATTTTATCTTATTCAAAAACAAAGTATATTTTTATTAATTGACAAAGAATTTTATTATCAACCTGCCAAATATCGAGAGAATTTTGTTAGTTTGATTGAAGATAATATTAAGGATTTATTTAAATCCCGAGTCGTAGAAGATGGGATTAAAAGGGGTTTCAAAGGCAACTGGGGATCCAGCGATCGCACAAAACGAATAGGTTTGGTTCAAGATTTAAACAGATTATCTTGGTTCACTCATATATCGCATTTGAGGAAAATTAATTTACCTTTAGATCCCACTGCTAAAATAGTTGGACCTCATTTGTTACATAATACTCAATGGGGATATATTGATCCAGTTGATACACCAGACGGTGGAAATATTGGTTTGCATAAACATTTATCTATCAGCACATCTATAACAAATAGTTTTTCAGCATATCCTATTATTAAATGGATTCGAGCAAACACAGGTCTTAAATTATTGACAGAATGTTCTCCTGAAATGATTTCAGCATCAACTAAAATGTTTGTCAATGGTAATTGGATCGGTATTTTGGATAATCCTATACAGACAGTAAATAATATGAAACTTTTTAGAAGAAATGGTATAATACCCGCATACACTAGTATTTCATTTAGTTATGAAACGAATATCATTTATATTTATACAGATGGAGGACGTTTAACGAGACCAATATTTTATATGTCGCAAAAAATGGGATCAAATGGGAATATAATAAACAATAAAATATCATATGATGAAAAGAATATCAGGGAAAAAATAGCAGAAAAATCGTTAAGTTGGCTTCAAGTTACGACAGGATTTGAACAGAAAAAAGATGAAAATTTTAATATCAGAAATAATATTTTGTATGACATCAATGAATTATATTCTGGGTATGATACATTAGAAAAAATATTGGAATTTTTTGAACTGAATAAAGCAATTATTGATTATATGGACACATCAGAAGAAGAAAATGCATTGATTGCTATTAAATATGCGGATTTGAAACTAAATAAATATTACACTCATTGTGAAATAGATCCGTCTCTAATATTAGGTGTGATGGGAAATTCTATTACTTATCCAGAAGCAAATCAGTTACCACGTAATTGTTTTTCGTGTGGACAAAGTCGCCAAGCAGTTTCAGTGTATCATTCTAACGCACAACTTCGTATGGACAAAATGGGTGTTTTATTAAATTATGGGCAAACTCCACTAGTGAAATCCAGATATTTGGAGTATATCAATAAAGAAGAACAACCATATGGTGTCAATGCAATTGTAGCAATAATGTCATATACAGGTTATAATGTAGAAGATGCTATATTAATTAATGAGGGTTCTGTAAATCGTGGAATATTTAGAACAACCTATTATACGACGTATGAAAGTCGTGAAGAAAGTTCCAAAGTATCCGGGTCATCTGTAAATACTGTATTTTCTAATATTGAAACCAAACCAAATGTCAGAGGAATTAAAGATGGGTTTGACTATAGTAAATTGGATACTTACGGAATTGTCAAAGAAAATACAGCAATTGATGACAGAATTGTTTTAATAGGACAAGTCACATCAACCAGCGAACAAAGAGGCGTTTATATTGATAAATCAGTGACAACCAAGAAAGGTCAATTAGGGTTTGTTGACAAATCATTTATTTCAGAAGGAGAAGAAGGATTTCGAATTGCTAAAGTGAGAATTCGGGAAGAAAGAATGCCGGCAATAGGCGACAAAATGGCTTCAAGGTGTGGGCAAAAAGGAACAGTAGGTCTTGTCATTCCTGAGGAAGATATGCCTTTCACAGCAGACGGAGTAAGACCTGATTTAATCATCAATCCGCATGCAATACCTTCGCGTATGACTATAGGTCAATTAATTGAATCCCTCTTTGGTAAGGCATGTTGTATGTATGGTGGATATGGAGATTGCACTGCATTTGCAACAAAAGGTGCAAATTATGAAACATATGGACATATGTTAAATAATGTGGGTTATCATCACAGTGGAAATGAAATATTATATAATGGTTTCACAGGAGAACAAATTTATTCAGAAATATTTATTGGACCCACTTATTACATGCGTTTAAAACACATGGTGAAAGACAAGATTAATTATCGTGCTACGGGTAAGAGAAATTTCTTGACACGCCAGACGAATCAAGGACGTGCAAATGATGGTGGATTAAAAATAGGTGAAATGGAACGTGATGGTATTATGGGACACGGTTTGTCTTATTTTTTAAATGAATCGTATATGATAAGAGGAGACCAATATTTTATGGGAATATGTAATAAAACTGGAAGTATTGCGATTTATAATCCAGATGCAAATTTATTTTTGAGTCCATTTGCCGATGGTCCATTGGTATTTAATCAAAGCGTTGATGGTAAAGAAGTATTAAATGCTATCAGTAAATTTGGCCGTTCCTTTAGTCTAGTTCGAATTCCTTTTGCATTAAAATTATTAATACAAGAATTGCAAGTAATGAATATACAAATGCGAATTATTACCGAAGATAATGTAGATCAATTATTAAATCTATCATATCAATCTAGAAATATTGATAAATTGCTTCAAATAGATCATGGTGAATACGGACAAATTGAGAGAAACATTAAAGACATTATAGGTAATTACAAAAAAGATTTGGATGCAATAATTAAAACCCAACCAGAATATGAAAGAAAAGCACCACAACCAAATATATCAGTGCCGGAACCCATAATAGAATCACCAGAGTTATTGATGGAAGAAAATAAAAATTTACCCGATTCGATGTATCCTCTTGGGACACCAAATTATAAATATCCATATAATTTATCATGGGAATCTCCTACACCTCCTACATCTTCTAATGCAACTGACTCACCTGCTTATATTCCTGGATCACCTAACCAAGCATCAGTGCCTACTCTCGAAGGTTCTCTTGAATCTAATGCATTTCCAGAAGGTGTTATTGATCAAGCATCTACTAGTTCTAGTTTTAAAGGAGGAGAAGGAGAGGTTACTACAAATATAGCGTTAAATAACATATTTAAAAGTCTCAGCCTTGAAAATCAAGATAAAATAAGGCAATTGCATACTGTTAAAGAGAGAGAAATAGTATTAACCAAAATATTAAACCAAACAGGTCAACATCAAAATAATCAATTAGCAGGTGCGTTTTTGGCTTTGCCTGTTCAGCAACAATTTGAAGCATTGAAAGGAGGATATGTTTCAATGGCAAAAAAATTCGACATATTGAAAAATAATGAGACTATTATAGAGCCAAATGCTATAATAAGTAATCCTAATTATCCTATGCAAAAGATATTGAGTGATAATCTGCCTCTTTTGGCTGTAGAAATAAATAAAGTAGGTGGTGATGATAATTCTTCTTCGAACGAAAGTTCTTCCTCTCCTCCTCCCAATAATAGTTCAGATGGAAATGGAGATATCAAAACTATAACTAATATTGAATTAAAATAATTTAAAGATTAAAAAATATAAATTTATGTGTGATTGTTTAGACGACTCTATACAAACATTTGTATGATAATATGAAAAATAATGTATCTTTTATTGATTATAAATATAACAATATGAATAAACAAACAAAATTATACGAATATATGAAACAACACGAAAAAGAGCCATCAGTGAAACCACATTTTCTTACAGAAGTTGATTTTAAAGAATTTGTTTTTCAAGAAATAAGATACATAAATTGTAATCAACATTCAAAGATAGTTAGAAATAATAAACAGGACAGAGGCGTTGTGCATCCAATAGAACAAAATGATTTATCATTTTCAGTGTATTTTGCTCCAACTAAGCATATATAAAACATAAGAGTTGTGTGTTTTCTTTAAGTTGTTTTGTAATATATATTATTAAATAATTTAAAGAAACGCAGAAATTAAATTTTTATATATGTATAATTTATATGTCACAAAATGTTTCTAATTCAAAACAAAATGGTTTGTCAGTTCAGCAAACGTTAAATGCTGGGGCTACATTATCTGATTTTAGATTTACGCCTCTTCGCGTTTGGTATAGGGATACATATGGAGATACTTGGAATAATGGAAGTATTTCTTTTATAGAAAATCTTACAAACTTAAATCTTATTACTTTGAATGGTCCTCCTTCAAATACAAAAAATTGGTTTTACACTGATGTAACATTTAAAAATAGCATAAATTATAATGTATCTAAAATAAATGGCATTTATCCATCAGAAATATTATTTGCGATTACAAACACATTTGAATCAAGATATTTAGGTACAACTAATAATATATCCAACTCAACTTCTAGTACTGTTTTAGCAGAAACGTCTAATATAAGTGCATTTAGTGTTCCGTCTTCTTATTATTATTCAATTTCAGAATTAAAAACTGCTGGAATTACATTAGAAGAATTAAAAAATGCTGGATTTACAGCATTAGAATTAAAAACTGCTTTTACAGCATTAGAATTAATAATTGCTGGTTTTATATTATCAGAATTAAAAAGTGCTGGATTTACAGCATTAGAATTAACAACTGCTGGATTTACATTAGCAGAATTAATAACTTCTGGATTTACATTAGAAGAATTAAAAACTGCTTTTACAGCATTAGAATTAATAATTGCTGGTTTTATATTATCAGAATTAAAAAGTGCTGGATTTACAGCATTAGAATTAACAACTGCTGGATTTACATTAGCAGAATTAATA